ATGGCATCAAACAAACGTGTTTTCACGCTGCGTCTATCTGATGAGGTGTTTGATAAGATTGGTGCGCTGGCGACAAAACAGCATCGCTCCATGACAAACTACATAGAGTTTGTGCTTTTGAAACATCTGGAAGAAGTCGAAAAAGCGGAGGGAGCGATTACTGCTAATCAAACTAAGTCAGATGAATAGGGCAAAAGACCATTCACCAGAGAGGTAGAAGAATGTCTGTATTGAAAGCAAGGCGGACTACGAGTAAGGCTGAGTATGTCAATACTGCTAACCAGATCTATGTAGAAACGCTGAATTTTCTCACAAGGATGTCTGCACGGTATTCCAGACTTTTGGCGGAGCCTGTAGCCAAATTAGCTGGCGAGGTCGTAGACCATGCTGAGAAAGCAAATAGTATTTTCCCATCAGACGCGCAACGAATTGAGTTGCGAAAGGCGCATTTGTTAGAGGCACGTGCTTCTTTGAAAGCGCTGGATGTCAGACTTACCCATTGCTATCTTGTGATGATGCAAAACCCAGAGGGTTGCTTCACAACTACAAAAGGTCGTGATGTGCCTGCTGGAGAGGCAACACAAAAGCTGGATAGAATGGCGGCAAGTCTTGGAGAAATGATCGACAACGAAGATGAGTTAATCAAAGGATCTCTGAAATCGTTGGGACAAACTAAAAAGGGCTAATCAATTATTGGGTGTATTTCTGAAAACGTGTCCTTGGTGTTTTCGCCGCCTTTGGCGGCGTGGTGGTGGCTCCGCTCTGCTTATTACAACAACAATAACAATTTCTGCAATGTGAACACTGATGGCAGCGCCAACAATAACAATGCAAGGAATGCGGCTGCGCTCGCGCCCGGATTTTGCGATGCGGGGTCACATGGAGTAACCGATAGGTGAAAGACGACCCTCGCAAAAGGAGAGATACTTCCCTGGGTGAAAATCCCTAAAACTGCCCTTTGACGACCTTGCACGGACGCTGCTTGCATGGCGGGGTACTTGCGCTATCCTCGTTTCATGTGTCGGGTCAAAGTAGTTTAGATGCGCACCTACAAGACAACTATGCGGAGGGCGAACACTTTTTATGACAAGCGAAGAACGCCGAGAGGCAAGATATCATCGCAGAAAATCAAAGCGACAAGCAAACAGACTGAAACGAAGCAAAGAAGTCGGTACACTTCAAGATGTTTTCAACTATCACGATATGTTCTTCTATGGAAGAAAATGTTGTACGGGTGTCCGTTGGAAACAGAGTACACAAAACTTTGAGCTTCACTTATTTTCTGGAACAGCCAAGAGACGGCGTGAAGTTTTGGACGGTAAGTGGAAACAAAAGAAATGCGCACATTTCACCATTTCTGAGCGTGGAAAAGTGCGACCGATTGATGCCCCGCACATCGACGATCGGCAGATTCATAAGGTTTTTACAAATGAAGTCCTCATTCCCCTTTATCATCCGGGTATGATTTGCGACAACGGAGCAAGTCAGAGAGGTAAGGGACTACATTGGCATTTCCGTAGGGTAACACAACAGCTTGCATGGCATTACCGACGCTATGGAAGAGAAGGGGGCATATTCCTTCTTGACTTGAAGAGCTTCTTTCCGAATGCTAACAGAGACATCATCTATCGTCGGCATCAGCAAGTAATGCTTGACCCGCAGATTCGGGCAGTAGCAGACGCGATTATTGACTATGCGCCTTATGGCAATGCGCCTGGTAGAGGTATGCCTTTGGGCGTGGAGCCGAGCCAGCAGGAGATGGTGTCTCTTCCAAGTGCGATTGACAACTATATCAAATGCCAGCTTGGTCTTCACTGCGCCGGTCACTACATGGATGACTACTATGTTATTTACCATGATATTGAAGAACTGAAACAGATAGCAAGAGATATTGTTAAAAAGTTTGAGTCTTTCGGTATTAGGGTGAATAAGAAAAAGTGTAAAATCATTCCGCTTATAAAGCCGTTTAGGTTTTGTAAGGCTCGTTTCACATTGACGGAAACCGGAGCAATCAAGATCAATGGTAGCCGTGATGGTGTGAAGCGTGCAAGGCGTAAGTTGAAAATGTTCCATAGGGAATATCTTGCTGGCAAGAAAACACTTTTCGAGATAGATCAATATATGGAATGCCAGACTGCGTACTATAGGCATTTTGACGATCACGGCAGGTTGTTACGGTTGAGGCGGCTGCACTATGCCATGTTTAATCGGTATAGAGAGCAAGAACAACTAAAGAAGTCCGCGTAAAAAATAACTAACAGATTACACTCGAAGCAAGTCTTCGGGTGTTTTCTTATTTGGAGGTATATCACGGTGAACCACAATAGCTATATCACAGTAAAAAGAGCAAAGTTCAAGACTATTAGCGGCGAAGTAAATATCCCATACGGCACGAAGCTGGAAGTGGGTGGAAATGTTTTGCTGTACAACGGGAAACCGGTATGTGCCGTGTTCAGTGATTGCGCATATGAGTTCTTTGCGCAAAACGACGATGGACAAGGGCTTCTGCGTGGAAAACTCATTCAAACCATCAAGTCTACACTTGCAAAGCATGATGAGGCACATCAGGACAGATGGGATAAGATTTGGGATGATCCTCGCTGCCAGCAGTACAAGTGCAGTGATCGTGATGATTTCTGGCTTTGGAACCACGATTTCTATAATGCTGAAATCGAAGATCTGAAACATATCGCCAAGTTGATTGGTACAAAGGAGGTCAAGTAATGTATCGGATTATCAAAATTGACGGGACGGAATTGGGCATTACCGATTCTGTCAACTACATTCGTTATGGTGATGGCGGATGTTTTACTACAGCAACTCGTAAAGATGCTATCGGTGTGGCATTCAAGAGTGTGGCCTATAACCTGGTTGGGCATGAAGATATTGAGGGTGCCGATACTGTCGTTGTCTCAGAGATCGACGGTGGGCAAGAACTCAAAAGCCATCAGACTACCATCGAAGGTATAATTCGGACAATTTTGGAGGGCTGAGAGATGAAGGATAAACTGAGAGAAATGTATGAAAATGGCCTGCGCGGAATCGAACCCTCCATTTCAGCGAACGGCCTTCTGAAGGCCGTTGCGAATGGTTGGATCACGACCGAAGATGCAGTGGAAATCCTTGGCAGTGACAATGCCTTGGAAACTGTACGTGCAGCGAAACTCTTGGAAATTTCCAAGGCTTGCAACGCGGTCATCGTAGCCGGCGTAGACGTACCTATCGGGGATCGCCGTGACCACTTCAATCTGAAACTGGAGGATCAGAGCAATATCAACAACCTGTTCCGCGTGGTTGAGCTGGGAGGTACTGAGTACCCCTATCAGGCCGATGATGGAACCTGCACGGTGTATTCTGCTACCGAGATTGCTCAGATTTACGTTGCGGCTCAGACGCTGATTACTGGTCAGACGGCATATCACAATGCTCTCAAAAGCTATGTCAATGCCATGACTGACGTTGAGGAGATCGCTACTGTGCAGTATGGTATGGATCTGCCCGAACCCTATGCTGCGGCCTTGTCTGAGAAGATGGCAGTAGCCCAGGCTCAGATGGAAGCTATCATGCAAAAGCTGGGCGGTGCCGCATGAGCAGCGTTGAGCTGATTGCGGAACTAACCGACATCTGCATTCGTCAGGCTGAGATCATTAAGGCACAAGCCTTTATGTTGGCACAGTTTGGCGCTGAGGTCAAAGAGGAAGAGGCGCTGCGGGAACAAAACCGGCTGAAAGAAATTGCCGGAGAATGGGAGTAAGATAAGCATGGAGCGAAAACGAATTGGGAAGTGGGTGCTTTCTGTTCTGCTCTGGTTTTGGACTGGCGGTGTGTATTTCTTCGGCGAGGTCATCTGGAAGACTTCTCAGGGTAGGCCAGAAACGATCAGCTGGACGATGTTTGCGTTGGCGATTATTCTGGCCGTCCCCCTGGAACGCTTCGGAGCAGAGCTTCCCTGGGGAATGCCGCTGGTAGGGCAGGCGTGTATCTGTGCTGCCGCGATTACAGCGTTAGAGTTCGTTACCGGACTTGTTTTGAATGTGTGGCTTGGTTTGGGAGTGTGGGATTACTCGCACTTGGCCGGGAACATCCTGGGACAAATCTGCCCGCAGTTTACTTTGCTGTGGCTCGTCCTATCCGTTGTGGGTATTGTCATACTGGACTGGATGAGGTATGCGGTAGAGGGTGGAGAGAAGCCCCGCTACACATAACAGAATAAAACAGCTATTTGCTAACCATTTTTTAAGAGCCGTACCTAAAAAGGTGCGGCTCTTTCTTCATACGAAAAAGGAGGTGAGAGTTATGGGACGGAAGACGAGACAAAACAAGATCACCAGCCCGGAATTGATCGCCCAGATCAACCCGAAGAACATTCGGCTGATGAACGATTTTCTGGAATACCTGCGGAGTATCGGCAAGGCGGATTCCACCGTTAAGGCATATACGAGCGATTTGTATATCTTCTTCGTGTGGGTACTCCAAAATGCGGACAACAAGTATTTCCCGGAGATTAGCAAGCGTGACATCATCTCGTACCAAAACTGGCTGTTGCGGAACAACGAGAACTCTCCCGCCCGTGTGCGCCGGCTGAAGAGTACGTTGTCATCTTTGAGCAACTACATCGAAGCAATCTTGGATGACGAGCTTCCCAACTTCCGGTCAATCGTCCGCAAGATCGAGAACCCGGTAAATGAGCCGACCAGAGAGAAGACGGTGCTGACCGACGAACAGGCCGATCAACTCTTGGACTATCTGATGGAGCGCGGGCAGTACGAGAAAGCCTGCTGCTTCGCTTTGGCGCGGTATTCTGGACGGCGCAAGTCTGAGCTGACGCGATTCAAAGTGTCGTACTTCGACGACGAGAACATCATCTATGGCACGTTTTACAAAACGCCTGAGAAAGTCAGAACGAAGGGCAAGGGCGTCAATGGAAAAATGCTTACCTGCTATGTGCTGGCAAAGCCTTTCAAGCCCTACTTCGATGCGTGGATGGCGAAGCGGGCAGATCTGGGTATCGAAAGTGAGTGGCTGTTCCCTGACAGGGACGATCCTACGAAGACGGTGCCTATCTCTACACTGAACAGCTGGGCGGAGACCTTCTCCAATATTCTGGGCATCCCTGTGTATTGGCATAGTCTCCGGCACTTCTTTACGACTTCACTTGCCAAGGCGAACCTGCCCGATTCTGTGATCAAGACCATCATTGGATGGGAGAGCTTGGAAATGGTGGATATCTACAAGGATATCGACGATGAGGACGAAATCGGCAAGTATTGCATGAACGGTGAAATCGTCGGGCAGAAGCAAGCTGCGCTTTCTGATCTGTAAGGAGGTGCGAGATGAACGAACTGACAATTCATGACTACCTTCAAAAGAAGGGATTGAATGAGTATGGGATCGCTGGGTTAATGGGCAACTTGTTTGCCGAAAGCGGCCTTAATCCTCGGAATTTGCAGAACAGTTATGAAAACGTCCTTGGCATGAATGACAATGCTTATGTAGCTGCTGTGGATAACGGTACCTACACAAATTTCGTGCAGGACAAGGCTGGTTTTGGCCTTGCTCAGTGGACGTTTTGGACTCGGAAGCAAGCCCTGCTGGATTTTGCTAAGGCGTCTGGAAAATCTATCGGCGATCTCATTATGCAGCTGGATTTTCTTTGGAAAGAGCTGTCCGGGAGCTACCCCGGCGTGCTGGCGGTGCTGCGGGCGGCAACCTCTGTATTGGAGGCTTCCAATGCCGTGCTGCTGAACTTTGAGAAGCCGGCAAACCAGAGTAAGGATGTTCAGAAGAGGCGTGCTGAGTATGGGCAGCGGTACTATGACCAGTTTGCCTCACAGACTGCTTCTGCGTCCGATTCTGATTTGGAACAGTTCAGAAAACTCTTTCAGGAAATGAGAGCTGAACTGCAGGACAACGACTGCGGCCAGTGGAGCGCTGAGGCGCGGCAGTGGGCGTTGGATATGGGTTTGATTACCGGCAACGGGACTGTCATCAATGGTGAACCCAACTATATGTGGCAAGACCTTGTTACCCGTGAACAGTTCGTGACGGTGCTCTACCGTCTTGCTCAAATCATGGGGTCGCCGGCATGAAAAGTATCTACGGTTAGTAACGAAAATATCTGACCGTTCGGAAATAAAGAGGTGAACTTCAATGGTCGATATCAACAACATTGTATCCCGTGGTGGGTACCTGGTGGACGGCTCAACAGGAGAGAAAGTCCTGTTCTATGAGTGTGATCCCAGAAAAAACACGGAATGTAATCGTGAAATGTGTCGGGGTGACGGGGCAGAGGATGAGGGTGGCTTCGGGTTCTGCTCTAAGACACTCGATCCGCGTTTCCGTAAAGACGGCGGTAAGGCTTGGTATGCTGTGCTGAAGACATCAGAGGACGGCGGCGAGCCTTACTGGGGCAGAGAATACGTGGAGGTGGTTTGAAGTGATGACAGTTCAAGAATGTATCCAGTACGTTGAAAGCCATCTGGAGATCCGCCCTGCGACGGATAACGGAGCTTATACCAGCGGAAGAACGATCAAGCCTGCTGGCTGCGTAAACCATTCTGTTGGCTGCGCCCAACCTTCTGTCGATGTGTTTTTCAACACGATGAACAAGTCCAGTGCGGGCTGGGGTGTTAATGCTCTCCTTGGTGACTTCCATAAGGGCGAAGGACGAATTATTCTCGCTTTGCAATGGAATGGTCGCCCGTGGGGATGCGGTTCCGGCAGTAAGGGTTCGTGGAATAACACGAAGGTGCAGTGGGAGATTTGCGAACCCGCAGGCCACACCTATGCTGGCGGCACGATGGTCGGATACGACGTGGCGAAAAACCAGGGCTATTTCGACCGGATGTGGAAAATGGTCGTGGCATGGAATGTCTATATGGTCAAGAAATTCGGATATCCGATTTCTGGGATCAGCGATCATGCAGAGTCATATCGTGCTGGCTACGGCTCTAACCATGGCGACGTGGGGCAGTGGTGGCCGAAGCATGGCAAGAGCATGGATGCTCTGCGGAAGGAAGTTCAGGAAATTCTCAATGGCGAAACGGAGGATGATGACATGGATGTAGCACGTTTCAAAGAACTCTGGGGCGAAATGCGTAAGGAACTCCAGGACAATGACGCAAGCGCATACAGCGCAGAAGCACGCGAGTGGGCAACGAAGAATGGTCTGATCGCCGGTAATGGTATGACCGTCAGCGGCGAGCCGAATTGTATGTGGGGTGACATTTTGACCCGCGAGCAGTTCGTCACCGTTCTTTATCGTTGGACTCAGATGATGGGCAAGGCGTAAAATGACCATCTCGATCGAGCGTGGTAAGAAGAAAAGCAAGCCGAAATCGAAGAGGCCACGCCTTGGATTTACCAACTGGCTTGCTGTATGTATCATGATTTTCCTTGCCGCTGGATTGGCCGGCGGCTTTTACCTTGCTCGACTGAGTATCGTATATGGGTATACTGGGGCACTGGCTTGCTACACGGCAGCTTTTGCCCCGATAGGAACTGCCTGCAGTATTGTGCTCAGTAAAATTGTACACAAGAGCGAGGTAGAAAACTCTGGTGCTGATGGAGAAGGAATTAAATTCGCAACTGCTAAAGCACACAATTTTTGTGAGGACGGCATAGAGGGCAGCAAAGAAAGCCCTGCAATATAAAAAAGGAGGATAGAGTGCTATGGATTCTGAATGGGTACGACTGATTGTATCGGTGTTGTCTGGTCTTGCCGCAACTATCCCGCTGGTAATCCAGCTGGTGAAATATGTGCGGAAAACGATCCAGGACAAAAACTGGCCGGAAGTTGTTAAGCTCGTTACCAGTTACATGGAACGTGCCGAGGCGATGTTCGAGAAGGGTGCAGATCGGAAGGAATGGGTTATGGCTATGGTTAAGGCTTCTGCCGATACTGTAAATTATGATCTCGATATGGACAAGATTTCCGATCTGATTGACAGTCTGTGCGATATGAGCAAGATTGTCAACGGTACCTCCAATACGGCGCGATAAGCACTTTGGAGGGACATGACATGAACATGGGAGAGATCTTGGGATGGAGCGGCGGAACGCTCCTTTTGCTTATGACCTTTGTTCAGGTCGCCCCGATCAAGGTAAATCCTTGGTCGGGGTTGGCAAAGAAGATTGGCAGGGCAATCAACGGTGAGGTGTTGAATGAGATCGCCGACATCAAAAAGGAACAACGTGAGACACAGGATAAGCTCGAAAAACATATTCAGGATGATGATGAGCGAGATGCGAATATGCACCGCCAGCGTATTCTGCGGTTCAACATTGAGCTTATGAGGGGTGAGGACTTTACACTTGAGTGTTTTAATGATATGCTCCTTGACATCGACGAGTATGAGAGATTCTGTGAAACACACCCCGGATATAAGAACAACCGAGCGGTCATGGCTATTGCTAACATTAAGCGAGTATACCAAGACCATGAGGAAAACGGTGGGTTCCTTGTATGAATGAAGAGGGGTACAGAAATGTACCCCTCTTTTTTTGCTAATAGTCTCTATTTGACATGGGTGGTATTGGTGTGTATAATATATAAGGTGTACACAAACCACGAAGCCTATCTGAGGTTTTAAGGTGTTACCACAAATTTTACCACATTTGACTATCACAAGATAAAACAAGATAAAAGCAAAATGGGTAAAAAAGTTTTGGATTTCATGTGAAATGTGAGGTAATAAAGCATAATAAGACAAGATAGAGCATACCGTGAATTGTTCCCGACCATGAAGCCGCTCGGAGAGTAACGCTTGAAAAATGTTCTGAAATTGGTTAAAAACAAGGAAAAACGCCCGTTTTAAGAGCGAAAAGTTGTAGTATTTGAGAAGCGATTTTCATTTTACCACAGCTTTACCACATTTGCCGAACATACCACGGTTTTACCCCGGTGGGGGCCAAAAAATGGCGCATTATGTGGATGAAGTTTCCTGTTGACAAAACAGAGAAATCCGCCTATAATGATAATAGAAACAGTAATGTTTCCGGTGTGAGAGCACCGTAAAAAGTTGTGCTGGGAGTGGGACAGGATAAAAACCCACGCCGAATGACATCTTAACTGGGTGTCGCGTCCGGCAGCGGGAATTAACTGCTGTAGTCCATGCGGGGGACTTAATTATTTCCGCACCAATAGACGCTTTAACTGGGCGTCGCGGCTGACAACCAGCAGAAAACTCTCTACTCAAGCAGCTAAGGAGGAATAGCGTTGGCTATTCCTCCTTTTCTATGATTATGTTTGTCGAAAGAGGCAGAGATATGGATACGAAAAATATCAAGGACGAACAGATCCGCAAGCAAATCATAACTGCCTCAGAAGTGTATCGGGACAAACTCGCTGGTAGAGTTTTCTTATATGTGTATGGAGAATCTTACTTTGAAGTAGTTTTTCCGACAGATCGCTTCAGGCACTTGACTGGCGTAAATTCTTCTATCAGTGCTCAAGAATTTTATGACAAAGCAAAAAGTTCAATGCTGTCTGCTGGTCAGATCTTCTATGACAGGGAGCATACATACAGAGGTGCGAAGAGAAAACTTCCGTGCTTGACGATGTTGCCCGCACTGACAAATAATGTTGTATGCGTTGTAAAAGATATGAAGACTGTCACCCTTACTTACAAAATCGGTGTAACCAATTTAGATTTTACGATTGGTTTGTCTGAGAATCTTGATTTGGAAGGAAATAAGATAAACGATTGGTTTTTACCCAGAACATTGCGCGTGAAGGATAAAGCGATTGAGAGTAGCGCTGACGCGGAGTTCATTGATTTTATCTTTTCTAAGGATGCTTCTGTGGACAAGTATTCTACAATGACATACGCTGATAAAGATAAAAAGCCTCCATTGGTTATCAAAGATTTTCTTTCTGATGATCTTGTGAAGTATCTATATTGACAAAGTTGCGACTAATCGAATGTTGGTTCTTTTACCAGGGGGTTGGCCTACGGGCTGACTCCCTGTTTTTTTGATAAGAGAATTAAGATAGGGTACAGATTTCCACAATGGATTTCTGTACCCTATTTTTTTGCCAGCGGAGCCGCTGGGCAACGCAGGAGCGGCGATTAAATTGTTCGAGGGTAGTTTCACCTTTAAGATTTGAAGCGCTCAGAGGGGCTGTAGATGGCTTTTACAAAGGTTTGTTAAATCTGGTACATTTACAGTGTCCATAGGGATCGCTATGCCTCAACCAATAGCTGCTAACCTCAACGGTGCGTCCACAATTCTGGCAGAGGCATTTCCAGCGAGTTTCATTACCTTTGATCCTTTCGTTTTTTACCGGCTCGATTACTTTAAGAAAGCCGAACGTCTGATTTGTAAGGTCATGCTTGATCTGAGATCGGGCGCAACCGCAGGATCTGGTTTTTCCATTGCGGAGACTATCGGAGAGGACAGACACGATGTTTCCGCATTTGCATTCGCAGATCCATTTCGCTTTACCTGGTTTTGAGTCTGGGTCTTTCTCTATTACTTTCAACTTTCCAAATGTTTTGCCCCTCAAATCAATGAGGGTGGGAGAGGGAGTATGCCGAAGACAGCCGCATGATTTTGTACTATTGGTTCGTAGCAGATTTGTAGAGGACACGACAACGGTATTGCCGCACTCACACCGGCACAACCACATAGGACGGCCTGGTTTTCTGTCCTCAACCCTTTTTATAACGGTCAGCATATCGAATGTGCGGTCGGTAAGGTCTATCAGCTTTCCCATTGAAATCCTCCTCAAGAGATCTTGATTTTTCCTTCGAGGTTGGAGAAAGATTCTTTCTTCTTTTCCTTTGTAGCTTCGGCATAGATGTTCATGGTAGTTTCAATATCGGCATGGCCCATGATTTCCTGAATGACTTTGATATTCCGCTCGTTTTCACAAAACCGCGTACAGAAAGTATGACGCAGATTATGAGCAGAAAAGTGACGAATCAATACAGGATCTCGCCCCTCTTGATCGGCCAGCACCGTTTCATCTTCGATGTAGGCGGCACAAATACGGTCAATAGCTCGGTTGACACTATGAGGAGAGAGAGGATCGCCGTAGCGGTTTTGGAAGATGAAGCCAGTATACCCGTCAACAACGGACTCGTTGAACCCGACTATCTTTTGTGTTTCCCATTCTGCTTGCAGAGCGGCTTTGACCTCTGACAACATAGGCACAATACGGACGCCGGCGCTTGTTTTTGGTGTTACGATATGGAAACGTGCCTTTTCGTCTTCCTCATACTTTCGGTAGACCATATTGTGGTTGATACTGATGATTCCTTCGTCAAAGTCGCAGTCTTCCCAGCGCAGGCCAATGGCTTCACCGATACGGCATCCAGTACCAAGCAAGACAGTGAACAAGGGGAGCCAATGATTATAAACCTTGTGATTTCTCATATAGTCAATAAATGCCGTCTGCTCTGCGATGGTCAGCGCGTGACGCTTTGGCTTCTCCCAGTTGTGGCTCTTTTTGATTTCCGCCATCGCTCCGGTAGCCGGGTTGATACGGATGTAATTATCACGGACGGCCAGAGTAAATATGGGGTGGATGATGGTGTGAATAATTTCCATAGAGTTAGGCTTGAAGCCCTTCTCTTTGATGAGCTTGTTATAGAAAGCCTTGACATCTGAATATTTGATACTGGCAATTTTCTTCTTGCCAATATCATTTCGCACGTACTTGTTGTACATATAAAGATAGTTGCTGCGGGTGGTATCTTTCAGCTCGGGCTTGTTTGCCATATACAGCTCGAACAGATCATTGAGCGTAGCCTTGTTTTCGACTGCAGCTTTGATCCCGTCTTCCAGATCGCGGTTGATCTTTCGTTCTTTTTCTCTAAGGCAGAGATCGTCTTTGCAGCCCGGAGGGAGGCGGTCAGTTGGAACCAGCCGTTTGCTATACACGTCATGCCGAACACCATCTGCGTCGGTGTAAGTAAAACGGTAGGTACCGTCTTTCCTTTGGGTTTCGCCGTCTTTTAAGATACGGCCTTTGTTGTCTGTTCGTTTTAAGCCAGCCATACTTATCATCCTCCTTTGTTTCGATGGTAAGTCTACAGTTACATAATATCTTGAGGGATTTCTAAAGTCAAGCGATAAAATCGCTAATAGGTTACTTTGAAAACTGTCTATTGATTTTTGTGCTTTAGCAATTTATAATGATTTAGCAAAGATTGTGAGGTGTTAGTATGGCAATGGCCGAGAAAATCAAAATCGCACTTATCAAGCGTAACATGACTTTGAAAGAATTAGCGTCGCGGCTTAACTGTACTTCTCAAAATCTTAGTGGTAAATTCAGACGTGATAATTTCAGTGAAAAGGAATTAGCAGAGATCGCCAATGCACTGGACTGTCATTTTGAAGGAAGATTTCTCAGAAATGATAATGGCGAAGAAATCTAAAGCTATAAGAGCGTAGGGTTTTCACCTACGCTCTTTTTTTTTGCATTTTCTAATTAGTGCCCCACCCGTTCCATTCAGAGCATCCGCCGTTGTATTTCCAAATGCAAAGATTGCACTTCCCATAGCACGGTTTCAAATTAGGCAAGGTAATGGCTTTAAGTTTAATTCGGGCATCGGTATCCTCCTCTTCGGACTCGTATCTTGGGCAGGGCGGCATAATCACTGCTCTTTGGTTTTTCAACCAATCGCACGGAACTAAGAAGTCCTTTTTGTGCCTACAGGTGATGCAGTTCGCGTTATTGCTCATGGTCAGAACTTCCTTCTCCAATATGTCCGTTGCCAGTCTCTGCGGAACAAATGGTGCCAGTCGTTACACTCTTGGCAGTGCCCATTACTGCCAAGGCATTCCTGGCAATGCCTGATGTGAGTTTGAACAAAGCAAACCAATCTCCACCGGATAAACTGCTTAAAGTTCATTTCGGTTCCTCCTCCGCTGGCTGCTGGAGCCAGTGTAGCCAATATTTGGCACGATGCGCCATGCTGTCGTAGCAAAGTTCTTCAAACAATTTCGCCAGCTCCTCGTCTGTCATGGAACGGATTTTCTGTGCATTCGTTTTCGCATTGAACTTCTTACCAGTCGCCTTTTCGTATCGAGCCGCCAATTTTTGCATTTGCTCGCTCATAGGTTTGCTCATACCGTCCCCTCCTCCAGCTTACGGTGGTAGACCGTAATACCGTCATCCTCAAGCTCCACATCAGCGGCATATTCAGTACGTCCTCCCAGGTTATTTGTCAGAAAGATAGACTCCTCACAGACCTCAACCAGCGCCCAAAAAGCCAATGGCTCAAATCCTTCGTCGCAAATAACCCACACGGGCTTACCATCCATCTGCATCAGCTCGTCCAGGGTTAGAGGATCATTGTGTGCCGGCTTTTGTTTATGCCTGATCTTGTCGCTCTGGCACAACGGGCAAGACTTACAGCGGGCGATTGGCTCGTCGTTGTTGTCTCCATAGATTTGATAGGCACATCCATCGCCATCAGGCACGTAGCAGGGAGGTGTAATTTTTGCACCACACCGTTGACCAACTGGGATGATTTTCCCACTGTCTGTTTGACGATACATAATGCCGCTACACTTTGTACATTCGCTCTCCTGCTTCTGCTGGATACGAAGAGCGGAGATCGCTATATCATAGGCATCAATGTACCTTTTTATTTGATCCGCTGCGGCTTCGCTTTTTGGGATTCCTGCCAAAATTGCAGTCATTTCTGTTGCCAAACATTCAAAGACAGCGATAGCCTCTTCTTTGGTCATTACGCCTCACTCCCCTTACGTTCAAAGTGATCTACGATCAAACGATATGCTCTGCGTTGCATATCAAGATCCTCTTGGGTGATGTCATCCAGCTGTCCAAGTTGAGCCTGAAACAGCTTATACTGCCGGCGAAGCTGAATGGTGTTTTGAATGATACGGACAATCTGAGTAAGAACTAAGATCGTCACCATGATGGTCAGGTAAGTGTTCATACGGCAGTCTCCTATACAGAAATAGAGTTGATGTAGCTTTTGATTTTTTCGACATTCCAGAAGATTCGCTTCCCGATCTGGATACGAGCCTCAGCAGCCTCGCCAATCTGTATGGCAGAATACCGGCCACAACTCAACATGGCCTGAAGCTCGTCAGTGTTGATTGCGATTTTACTCTGGGTGTCTACGTTATTGAATTGCTTTGTTGCTCTCATGGTTATTCTCCTCGATCATCATGATCGGCTTTGCCATGCCTACTTTTTTCTTTGGGTGGGAAATGCTGCTTGCGGTATTTGCGGACTTCTTTACACTGGTTGCAGTTATGGCGATTTTTGCAGCACCAGCAGCCGTCTACAATGCCGTACCAAAACCAAGCTGGCATTTGTGGAGCCTTATGTTTTCTCTTCCCCATCTCGCCCTCCATCAGAAGCAGATATACTTTCTCGGAGAACTAAGCACATCTTGGATTAGTGCGGCGTCAGTAACTTCACGGACGCCATAGACATCAAGCCAGGTTATCCGGTCTTTGAATCGCTTGCGGGCTTCACGGGTATTCTTGGCTCGGACATAATACCAGTTCGTACTTACGTCGGTTTTACGGTATCCAGCGTTGACAGCGAAGAGCTTCATACCCTCGCTTAGGACAAGAGGCGGGCGTTCGTGTACTTTACACATATGAAAGCCTCGTTTCATTCGGAAATAATGTCCAGTCCATCAACAGCATAGCCGCCAGATTTCCCTTCCAGTTTTACAACGAGAGTGCCACAGCACATCCACGGCTCTGATGCTACCGTCCAGATGCGACTTTTATTTTCCGCACTCACGTAATACTTGTTGTTCATTACAACTTTGTCACCGGGCTTCATGTCAAACGCTCCTTTCATTTGTCAAACCGAAACCGTTTTCCATGCTCTTGCAAAGTTCGTCGGTGCAATCATTTCCATAATCCAGCTCTTCAAGAGAATAGCCGTTTCCACATCTCAGTCCCTGCATGGATGTGTCGAAGCCCTGATTTTCCAGCCACGCTTCTACTACTTGCATTTCTTTGTTTGCTGTAGCGTGAAGGTAAGCGATACGGTGCATTTTTTGGCGGATATACTTGGGGATTTTTATTGCTGCCATCTCAACCTCTCTTTTCGTCATCAGAAATCTTTTTGCACACAGGCCGAATGTATTCCATGAAGACCTGCACGATCTTCTTGGCATTGGTTGTGAAGTCTTTTTGAATGCAGCTCCAGAGGTCGTAGTCGTCACAGGTTTCCATAGATGTGCCCTCGAACTTCCTCTCTAAGGCATCATGGACATCTCGCTCATTGCTCTGATAGCAACAGTCTTTGATTTCGTCCATGTCGAATACGGGATATCCCCAACGATCTGTTTCTGAGAAATCAACGCCCCAAGCCTCCATGAGTTCTTTTACAGCCTCAAAGGTGGCTTCTTCGTTGATAACGCACGGGCTGGCGAGTTTATCCAGCAGATAGCCGGAGTCCAACCTTGCCATGAGGTGCATAAAGCTCTCGCTTTTGTGGGTAGGAACCCAACCGTAGGCGTAGTTCCCACAGTCGGATGTAATGGACAGCTCATATCGTTCGAGATCGAAGTTAAAAACTGCCCAGAGGCAAGACCCATAGTCAGGGTCGCCTCTTTCTTGGCAGAAATAAAGGGAAATGAGCGGCGGGGTTCTGGTTGAAACCTTAGCCATTTTGTTTACTCCTTTCTGATGAAGCGGTGTCCGCGTAGAGACTGACCGCTGGGGTAAGATGAAAGAACTCAGTATGGCTTCCTACATCAAAAATGGTGACGCCATTGTGATTCCAAGCACGGGTGTAATAGATTTTGAAATTGCGCCCGGCACAGAACGCATGAATCAGCAAAAACGCCTCATCCAAAATATCCTGGTCGGATTTGGGCTGGCCTGCTTCGTTCAGATCACGGATCTCAGCAATCTTTTTGGGTCGCCCATGATATTCTTTGAATTTGAGAGTATGGGTTTTCATTTTTGCTACCTCTGATTGATTTACTTTGTCGCTAACTGAGGGTTTATGATTACATAAGAACGGTTTGATCCGTGACTTGGTTGCTGTCGGTGATTTTTACCTGCATATCATCTGTCACCGGAATACGCATTTGTGCGTAACCAGAGTATGAGAACGGCATGAACCCGCCAATCCGATACTTGTCGCATACCAACTCATCGCCGTCAAAACGGAAAGAGTTGCCATGAGCATCACGATAGGTTAGCTCACGATTGCAGGTTGACAGCTTCGCATATTTCCCACGATAATTAGGAGCCTTCAGCTCATAATCCGGGAACGCCGCGATGAAAGCGTTGTACTGCTCCGGGAACAATTTGGACAACTGGCGGAGAAAGAGCGGGATGGTTTCTGTTTGATAGCTCTCAATCTCTCCACCAAGCATAGCACGCGGATGGTAGGTGCAAATTCGATTGATATTGTCTGGCGTCAGCTCGTCAATAGGGACAAAGAGACGATTGCAACCGAACCCAGGATCATGACAGAACAGCCTGGAATCCGGGTCACGTTCGATTCTGACATAGGGCGGCGCGAGAAAAGCACCGTCGCCGATTTTTGCGATGTAGGTGTTGTTGGGGTAAGAGAGCTTATGGTATCGCTCAGAGTCTTTGGCCTCGCTATAAACACGACCGTACATCTTGGTTTTCTTTGTGCCGCCATCAACACAGGCTATGCGGCCAAATTCACAACGAACGCCAAATAGTGTCGTTTTACGGAAGCATTTTCCTTCCTTGTATACCGAACACACATCGGCATGATCGCAATAAATGTACTCTGCGCGAAGCCGCGAGTTACGGCTACCGTCACCATACAGATCAACATTGATTAGTTTTTCTTGTTCAGTCATTGTGTTATACCTCGCTAATAAGAGCGTTGCCGCAGGTAATGCGGTCGGAATCCTCTTCCTTGCTGGGAACAAACACGATTACGTCCCAGCCCAAATCAAGTAAGGGCTGCTCGAATTTGTCGTAGACACTGTAATCGTCGTAGCTGGTAGTGATATCGAAGTTGTGTTCCAGAGCGGCTTTGGTTTGGTGGATCGGGGTAATCTTGACGATAAACTTATCGCGGTCAAAGAGGGAGTCGAGCACTTTGGCGTCCAAAATCGTTGCTTCGGTTACAGCAAAGTTCAACGTGTACTTTCTGCCAACCGGCATAGGCAAATCGCTGGCGATATTAGCGATTTCTCTCAGGCTCAGAGATTTGCCGGCGAACTGAGCTTCCCGCTGGTCGTCTGAAGTGCTGTTGATACTAAGTTGCAGTCCAGCTTCACCATGCCGCTGGGTATTCTTGATTTCGCACCAGTGCTTCAAATAGCTGGAGAGGTCGTTATTGCTGCGAGGCATCATGGTGGAAACTACGGGATGGATGGTGACAGCGTGAAGACCACACTCTTTAACCAGGTCGTCCAATCGAGACTCAGTAAAATCCAGCACCGCAGGATTCCAAGTCGGCTCGCCCATGCGAGCGTAATGGACATTGAAACGGTTAGTAAAACGGATATCCTCATGTTCAATGATGTAGCGGATCTGATATTCCAGATCAGGTAGAGAGGCATTTCCGAAGAAGCCGTATTTATGAACATCGCAGAAGGTACACTTCATGGGGCATCCCTTCTGGCTGCTGATAGTTGCAACCCACTTGCCCATAAGGTCAACGTCGTGGTGCTGAACGCCCTCAATCTTTTTGGTTAAGCCGAGGAAATCGGCTTTGATGTTGTTTTCTTTGCCGTAGTCACCCACGGTAAGAAACTCCAAACCGAGCGATCGGTTGAAGTAGATTTTACCCGTGTGGGTCAATACCATTTGTGTATCCATTATGACATCCTCCTGGGTTACATGAAGAAATGGAGCAGCCACCCGGCGAACAATGTGAGAAGCGCATAGGTGATAGCAGTGATCCAACGATCCCAGAATGGATCGGGGGGGGTGGTATTGACTCTGGTGGTCACAATGAATGTGATGAGCGTATCAAGCCCCAGCGCTTGTACCAGGCCAATCATGGGAAGCCCGAGCGGGACAACAAACCAGTTCCACATGAACATGATGGTCGCTCCACAGAGCACAGACAGCACCACGGACAAAATGAATTGCAACAGATACGGAGGGTCGCTCAGAATGGGCTTCGTATCATTCTCATAGATATGGGACATTTTTATGGCCTCCTTAAATCAACCTTTCGATATATTCCCGATCCTGAGTGAAGATGGGAATTTCGTGGTCGATAATCCATCTGTTACGGCATACGGAAATTTTCTGGTCGGGGTTGCGAGAATCGTCGATGGTTTCTTCAAACCGCCGTTTAATGCAACAGGAACCGCGCTTCAGCTCTGTGAGGAAATCGTTCCAGTTAATGCCTCGCTGAGACCAAAGCATTTCCTGAATCATGTTGCAGGTCTTTTTATGCAGCTCGTGATGGCTAAAATTGGCCTGACCTACGGCCTCAATGCTGTTTCGGGTTGCGTCCTGCTGCCGCCAGATCAGACAGTTACAGACCTCTTCTTTTGGGACAGAGAAAACGCGGGAGTCGAACATGGCAGTGAACATCTTTTTCTGGTAGGCATTGTACCGTTTATATATGGTAAGATCGACGTCAACATCGACACCGATAGATTTCCAATACGGGCCATTGTCGTGAAACCAATCCTCAGCGATACGTTCAAACTCCCTGTTAAATGCCATAGTTGCCATCGACGCCGAAACGCTGCACATTTTCTGAATGTTATATCCAAACCAGGCGTCGGTCTGGATAGTAGCATAGTCTGTCAGCACCAGAGTGATCTCATCGGACTGAGTGTAACCAAGCACACAGCCCTGGATGTTCTCACAGAGATGCTTCATCGTCTCCTGCATAGCCTGAGTCAGTACGAGATCGAAAGGCTTTTCCATGCCCTTCGTGAAGGTGTGGAACGCCTTGCCGTCAAGTCGGATGATTGCGGGCACACAGCGGGTTAAGAAGTTGCGAGAAACACCCTCATAGCCTTTCATGCGGTCGCCCAGACTGTCGTTTTTCTTTGCCATTGTTATTTCATCTCCTCCCAAGGAATACGGATAGCGTGCTTGGTAGTCAGCAAATAGGACGTGCGCCCATATTTCTTTTTCCACTCGTCGAGGTAGCGCTGCATTTCAGCAACAGCGTCTGCTCCAATGTCATCATAGGCATCTTCATACATATCCTCGCAGGCGTCAGATACAATGCTTGAAGCATCTAAACTCATCTCTACATCTTCGGTTCCCCATACGTACAGCGGCTTCTCCGCGAACTCTTCACAATCTTCATTCCAGCTATCAAAGAAATCCTCCCAGCAGCTGAAATATCCTTCGTTGTGAGGGTAGAAGTCGCTTTGTGCCATTGTAAATAACGATCCGAGCGCATTCGGCTCGTGCTTTTCTGCTTTTTCGAGCCGTTCTTTTTCTTTGCGGTTTTCTTCCTGCTGGCGGCGCTGCACAACGGCATCGCAGTCGCAAAGTGTTCGGTATCTCGGAATCTGCTTTCCACAGTCGGGGCAAAAACGTACAACACCGTTATAACAGTTCGGGCAGAACTGGATAGACTGGTGCTTGTAGGGGAATTGGCCGGCTCTCTTATCGGGGTCGTCAGACAACCCATAAGGATTATCTTCGATACGGAGGCCGGTACCATGACAAACAGGGCAAATCTCCTCATTGTCATGGAGATCCTTTATGAGTTTCTTCCCAATCAGCTCTCCAAAGGCGTCTTCAATGTTGACGACCTTTCTTGTAGGTTTTACAAATCCGGGCATACCTCAGACCTCCTTGTAGATTGCAGGGAGGAACGCGAGGCCAACTTTTTGCGCTACCAGATAGGCGGAATAGCCGTCAATCAAGACGGCGTTATCGTCCAGGGCAACATTAGTATTGAACTGGCCGGTATGATAGAACTCCAGAAAACGCTTTGCGATCTTCTCATCGCTGGGCTTTGTGCGGGCTATATATCCCGGAATCTTGATGATGCCCATCGGTACCTTCTGGGTGGTGGCTTCGATTGTGGAGAGCGGGAAGGTAGCGCCGGAGGCCAACATAACCTCTTTCACATCCTGCTCGTCAAGATCCGCAGCCACTACGGTGCCATACCGCCGACCACGTGCTGTATTACAGGCCACGCGAAATCCGGGCTGAAGTTTGCCTACAAGGTGCTCAGGGATCTCGAACCAGAACACCTTGCCATAGGGCTTATGCTTTACCATAGCTACTTTCATTTGGCAGTCCTCCTATAATGGTAGAATAATTTACTTTGTTGCTATATACATAGTATAATCACGGCCTCCCAATTTGTCAAGAGGGAAGCCGTGATTTTCTTTGTTGCTAATGAAGTTTGTTGTCAGTCTGTTGAAGCAAGATGGAGGATAATGGCCTGTGGATTGTCGCAGTCTTTCAGGGTCGCTTTATAGTGCTGCTTCCACCAGCCATACAACAACTCAAAGTTTTTGATGGGCAGATATTCCTCCATAAGAAGCTGGGGATCATCTTGTGAAGCATAGTCCAACCGAAGAAGTTTGATGTCATCAGCGGTAAAGGATCGAAGCGGCTTGTACTCGAACTTGGTGACAATAGCCTTACGCCGAATGGCATATTCCGGGAGCTGGCTGGCTGGACTCCATTTGATAGCCTCGTCATATTCGTTGGGTATAGCTCTGCTGTTATCCCAAGCATATAAGCCATCGGAGCGGTATATGATACCTACAGTGACTTTCTTTTCGGTTGTCTCTCCGTCTTTTTCGACCGGCTCAAAAATAGTCAGTCTTTTGAACGGTTCGAGAATGTTCACTACTTCACCGATTTCAGGCAGAAACCCCAGAGGGAGTGCAAACCCCTTCAGTAGTTCCTTCTCCCAAAGGTCGATGTCGTTCAGGTTCATCGGCAGGTTCATGGTCGATCGCCTCCAATCTGATTTGAGCTACTTGCGCCCAAGGCATTCCATAGTAAGGGCTTTTCTTTTTATCACACACGCCATTGTCAATCCCAATGTATCTGCGTCCTTCCAGCTTGGCAGCAATGAGAGTAGATCCGGTGCCGCAACAGTTATCCAGGACGATTGCATTCCTGTCAGTGTAAGTACGGATTGCGTAGCGCAACAGATCAACAGGTTTTTCAGTAGCGTGGAGCGCTACGGACGGGTGGGGTTTAGGGAAGCGCCAAATTGACGCTGGGTACTTCATGTTACCGTCTGGCGACTCTACCAATGTATAGTTGCCGTAGCTCCGGTTAGAATGAACGTCTTCCGCCTGTTTCCCTACGGCCTTGCCCTTGGTGTGGTTTTTCTCGCCAACTGTCATTTGCGGATGATATGGCGGCGGAGATTTGTAGAACACCATGATATCCTCGTGCTCTCTAAGCGGCATTTTCTTGGCGTTGAGAAATCCGCTCTTTAGCACCTTGTCCCAGATGATATTGTAGCGGTGCAGCTTAGGGTTAGAGAGCATCATGGTAGCGGTAAATTTATCCTGGCCGAATAGTAGGATCGCACCATTCGGTTTGATAATCCGCTCATACTGCTCCCAGAGCGGAGCAGGCGGGATAACCGAGTCCCATGAGTTCTGAGTCGCCCCATAAGGCAAATCACAAAGGATCATGTCAATGCTCGCATCATCAATTTCCGTCATGACTTCCAAGCAGTTGCCATTGATGACCGTATTAGGGAGGAGGCTCATGCGCTATCACCATCCCCGTCTACCGTTATGGTATAGGCTATGACCGGGGCATTGAAATGCTCTGCAGCATACGCCCGGATAATTTCTTCGGCGTTGTCAATGAGTACACCACCAATTCGACGGCCTCTGGTATCCTCAGACATAACAATCGGTTCAGGGATAGATACACCTGCCCGCCGTGCCACGTCTTTTACGTAACGCTTGTTGATGGTAGTTGGTACGACAATCGGATATCCGGTTATCGCCGATGTGTAAACTAATGCGGTCGTTTTACCGCCGCCGCGTTTTCGGAATAGACCTTTCATGTTCTCACCTCTTCATAGTCGGAGCAAGGATATTTGGCACTCGCTCGCTCCTCCTTACTTTTGTATGGACAGTCTGGAACTCTGGCCTCGGCGAGATGGGCCAAGCAGATTACTTTGCCCAGCTCGTCTACGGACTGATTGTCACACCATTTAGATGTGGGTGAAATCGTTTCATTCACGTTTGTACGCCGGTTAAATGCTGCAACCGCCTCTTGATATGGATTCTCATTCCACTTGCTTTTGAATTTGAAAATCGTCTCGCATTGCTTGCACTTCAAATCCAGCGTCATAGTTTTCTTTCCGTAATTGCATTGCCCACCGCGTTCTTCAATTTTTCCTCCACAGAACGGGCATGATTTCAGCTCATCCATTATCAGCACCTCCGTCCATCTTTGCCCCGCAGTTAGGGCAGAAGTCTGGTTGCCAATCGCACCAAATATCTGCGTCTAAATCTTTAAACTTATCCTCGCCACATACAGGGCAAATTGGATTACCGTTTTCCCACCGCCCATGCACCACCGGGGCCACGTCGGCGGCGGGAATTTTCTTCAACGCTCTCGCTGATTTCCATACGGCTTCATAAGCCGAACGCGTCGAGGCTTTCCCTGCAAGATCGGTTACAGCATCAAACGCAGTTCCTCGGTTAATATACTCAGACATTGCTTACCGCTTCCCAGTAGATCCGATACCGCCTCGATCAGCGTTGCCCAGCGTATCGACTGACTCGAAAAACAGCTGGGGCTGGTGCTTCTCAATGCGAAACTGGCAAATGCGATCGCCGGCCTTAATGGTAGTATCCCGCAGGGCGATGGCGGGGAAGAACCACTGATCATTGTCGCCGCAGTAGCTTTCGTCCACCACACCCATATGGTTGGCCTGGATGACACCGAAGTTCTTGAAGGTGGAGCTACGGGGAATAATATGGGCTTCATAGCCCTTGGGAAGCTGCATAGCAATTCCCAGAGGGATCAGCTTGAAGTCGCCAGCTTTCAGCGCAACATCCTCAGCGGCCCGAAGATCAATCCAGTCGGACTTACCGTCGATATATTCCAGGGGTTGGATTTTATCGCTAAGGTAGTGAACCTTAATTGTCAAAGTTTCCTGCATTTTCGTTTGCCTCCCAACCAATTTGATAGTTTTTTGTGCGGATGATACTGCTCTTTACACATGGGCGCAGTACACAGACTTCCAGCTCATGAGGGATATACTGATCCAAAATAACACAAGACCAACATTCCCCTTTGCAATTCTCTGAATAATGAGATCGAATCTCAAAAAAGAACAGTCCGCTTTGGATTTGATACGGATTAAGCATTTTGCGACAGGTACAACTGCGCAATTCGGAAGTGATTTTTTGAACCCAAGTATCACGATCTTCGGTTAATATGAGAATTTTGATCACAACCATCACCACCTATCCCAGATACTTTTTGAAAAGCTCTGCAAGGGTTAGGTTGTTTTGCCGTGCCAGATCAATCGTGCAAGCGCAAACATTGCGCTCGGTAGAAGCCCCAATTTCATCGCAAAGATAGATGAGAATGTCGGGGTACTGATGGTCGTGAAAGCATTCGTCCTTGTCCTTTTCGGTGCCGGCGCAATCACTGCAATCCCGACACCACTCTTTACGCTGAAGACCATCCCACGCCATCAGCTTTTCACCATTGATAACATAGGCGCAGTCAACAGCGCCCAGATTAGAACCATAAGCGTGACGCCACCAGCCCCAATCGTCCTTCCAGTCATCGTTGTCGATAGCACAGATATTGTCAAAATCCTCTTTGGACAATAGCCAAACTTGGTATTCTTCACGCCAATGCGTAGGCTGAGGCTGATAATGGTAAGTACACACGGCAGATGTCAGGCCAAGACTTTTTACGGCATTGGCAAATTCGCCACCTGCTAAAATTTCAACAGTCTCCATATTTCCTCCTATTCGTAACGAATGAAGTGTACGGTGTTAAACTCTTTACCGGGAAACTCTTTGAGCCGGATAGAGGAGCACCAACCACCGACATGAATCTTTTCAACCTCGTAAACCTGACCTTCTGTCAAAAGCTCATGAGCCTGTTTGGAATCACAGCTCAACCCGGCGTCCAGATCCACGGCTTTAACCTTACATCCACGCTCACAGTGCAGAACATCAGATTGATCCTCGGCACATTTGCTACATAGCCACTTTAACCGATAATCCAGTGTAATACTGCCCAGGAGCTTCCCGCATTTGGGACAGCGAAATTCGATCTTTTCATTCATAGTGTTCACCTTCGTATAGGACAATTTTCTTTTGGCACAAGGTTTTCTGTACGTCGATGACCCGCTGATTTGCAGAACCACGCCATTTCAACATCCGGTCAGACAACTCCATTTTGAAGGGGCCGTCAACCACAACGTCACATGATGTCAGTAAAGCCATTTGTGCAGACGAGTGGTCATCCTCGTCTTTGTCCGGGAAAAGCGGATTGTAGCAGTCCTCCCAGATAAATCCAGTCCATAGCCACACGGTTTTACCGATTGAATGCGTGTAGAAACAAAGATCAATGAGGTCATAAATCCCGCCATAGTCCTGGCAAAGCGGATCTCCGCCAAGTAGAGAAAGCCCTGAGATAACAGGGTTGGCAAGCATTTTGTGGATCTCTGCGATAGTCTCCTTTGTGAATGGTCTACCACAGTTAAAATCCTGCTCCTCTGGATTAAAGCAGCCGGGGCAGTGATTTGTACATCCGCTTACGAAGAGGGAGGTGCGGACTCCCTCTCCGTTTGCGATGTCATAGTTGCGGATTTTCGCGTAGTTCATTCGTCGCCACCCAGGTGGACATAACGTTCTTTGATTTCTTGCGTTCTACCCTGATTCCAGTCATTCAGGCCGATGTAGCCGCAGGTACGCCGCGCAATGTTCATCTTGCTCTTATCGGTATTCCCGCAGTTGGGGCACTTCCAAATCAGCTTGCCGCGATCGTCGTCCACAATCTCGATTTCCTTATCCCAGCCGCACACCTGGCAGTAGTCGGATTTCGTGTTCAGCTCCGCATACATGATGTTGTCGTAGATGTACTTCAACACCGTCAGTACGGCGGGAATGTTGTCAGAGAGGTTTGCCACTTCGATGTAGCTGATTGCTCCGCCCGGAGAGAGCTTCTGGAACTGAGACTCAAATCTCAGCTTATCAAAAGCATTGATATGCTCTGTGACGTGAACGTGATAGGAGTTGGTGATATAGCCCTTATCGGTGATGCCCTCAATCACACCAAAGCGCTTTTGCAGACACTTGGCAAATTTATAGGTGGTGCTCTCAATAGGAGTACCGTAGAGAGAATAGTCGATATCCTCAGCGGCTTTCCATGCAGCGCACTTGTCGTTCATGTACTGCATAACCTTGAGTGCAAAAGGCTCTCCGTCCGGGTCGGTATGGCTCTTGCCAGTCATCGCCATAACACATTCGTATAGGCCAGCATAACCCAAAGAGATGGTGGAGTAGCCGCCGTGAAGCAGCTTGTCGATGGTTTCGCCCTTTTTCAGGCGGGCCAAAGCACCGTACTGCCAGTGGATAGGAGAAGCATCGGACAGAGTACCGCTCAAACGCTCGTGACGGATTTGCAGCGCCTTATGACACAGCTCCAGCCGCTCATCGAAAATCTCCCAGAAGGTGTCATACAGATTCTGGATATCGTTATGGTCGCCGGTTGCCTCCCAAACTTTCAGAGCGCTCAGAGCAACATCGGGGAGGTTGATGGTGACGACTCCCTGGTTGAAACGCCCGTAATACTTGGGCTTATCGGGCTGGTAATTGCCGGCATTGGCAACATTGTCCCAGCCGTTACCGGAGCGGTCGGGTGTCAAGAAGCTACGGCATCCCATACAGGTATAGCAATCGCCGTTACCTTCGGTTTCGCCCTTTGACAGCTTGTACTCGCGCATCTTCTTTTCGGAGATGTAGTCGGGCACCAGCCGTTTGGCAGAGCACTTGGCACACAGCTGGGTCAAATACCAGTAGGGAGAATCCTCGGTGATGTTATCCTCTTCCAGCACATAGATCAGCTTGGGGAACGCCGGGGTTGTCCAAACGCCCTTCTCATTTTTGACGCCTTGATACCGCTGCCGCACAACTTCTTCGATAATCATAGCGAGGTCTTTCTTGGTTTGAGGATCGCTGACCTCGTTCAGATACATAAAGACAGTAATGAACGGAGCCTGACCGTTGGTGGTCATGAGGGTAATCACTTGATACTGGATAGTCTGAACGCCCTTCTTTACTTCTTCACGGACACGCTCTTCGACCAGATCAGAGATCACTTTCTCAGGGTCTGCAAAGTTGTCCGGGGAAGAAATTTTCAGGAACTCAGCCTCTACCTGCTTGCGAATCTTTTGCCGGCTCACCTCAACAAAGGGGGCAAGGTGGGACAGGGAGATAGACTGACCGCCATACTGATTGCTGGCTACCTGAGCAATGATCTGGGTAGCGACGTTGCAGGCAGTTGAGAAGGAGTGAGGCTTTTCAATCAAGGTACCGGAAATAACTGTGCCGTTCTGGAGCATATCTTCCAGATTGATCAGGCAGCAGTTTCCGGTTACGATACCACCATCCAGTGTGAAACTGTGTGTCTCAGGTTCTTCAACGCACCAAACGTCCTGGAGTGCGTTGCCTCTGCGATGTTCCTTAATGTCTGAAACTTTCCATAGATTGTTGGGGTTCTGCTTGAGTCGGAAGTTCACACAGTACAAAATTGCCCCCTGTTTGAAATTGGTATCATGCTCAATCACTGAAATGCTGGCAACATGATATCCGGCGATTGCGGAAATATCCTCCACCATTGCTAAAACACGGGTATCGGATGTTGAAATTTGGTGACGATCCTTACTGCCATCCGCTGCATACAAGCCGTAGAACAGCATCCGCTTATCGTCAGGGCTGAGATATTTCCAAATTGAATAATTCAAAAAATCTTGCTTTGAAAGACCTGAGTTACTAATCATCACTAAATCGCCATTCGGATGATGAAAAGATGCAACGAAACCGGCTGACTCGAAAACGTTCTGATATTGAACCTTTTCTCCGCAAAGTCTAATGCTCAGACCATTCCCAATATCATTTCCATCACCAATAACAAAGCCAAGTGCGAACATTCTTGCCGCTCTGGTATCTTCAGGAACATCAAATTTTGAATTGTCATGAAGAGGATACAATTTATCTCCAACAGACAGTTCCGTTGTTACCGTACCATCTGCCAGAATCCACCGATGATCTCTGGTGCAGGTAACAGTTCTTTCGCTTCTGGCTGACTGGAATGTTACATCGTAGAGCTTTTGAACACCGTACTTATGCACTGTAGCATCACGCCAGCAGCCGTCTTTATCCAGAACTGTCACTTTATCACCATCGTGACATTCAGCAAATGAAACAACACCATCCTTGGTAACGAATCTTGTTTTACTGCTAAAACAGTTCATCATGTGCTGCACAAAGTAGTCGCTGTCATGGAAGTGGATAACACCCTCTTCGTGCGCCTGCTTAATGTCATCCGGCATAAGCAGACGGTCAGTAATATCGCGGCTTACCTCGCCGGCGATGTAGTCTCTCTGAGTAGAGAGGATTGTGGGATTTTTGTTGCTGTTCTCCTGGATGACTGTTTCATTGACGTTATCCGCAATAGAGAGGATTTTGCCGTCCAGAGAAGAAGCGTTCCGCAGAAGCTCATGTTCATAGCGATACTTGATGTACGCTTTGGCGACTACGAACTCGCCCTCTTTCATCAGCTCAGTTTCAACGTCGTCCTGGATTTCCTCAACAGAAATCGCACGGTTGCGCCGCTGATAGCGGTTATACAAACGGGTGGAGATTTTCTTGGGCACCTCGTTCTTATCTCCTACCGCACTGAGCTTTTCAACCTCCGTGAATGCCTTGAGAATGGCGTTGGCAATTTTGCCTTTGTCAAAGTCGGCTTCACGGCCATCACGTTTAATGACAACCATAAAAATTCCTCCTTACAAAAGATAGCTGTGGATAACTTGGTCAATTTCTTCCCACGTGTTTACCCGGAGTGCATCATGAGCTACATGGTCAAAGCTACGATTATGGGGACGGTCAAAAAGAATTTTGGCGTATTCGCCCCCAACCAAGTTGTGTGGGGCATCGTCAATCAAAACGTCACCACGCACCATTTGCTTGTTGCAGGCAAAAATGATGTGCTCCCAGTCCAGGAAGGGGAACAGCTCTAAAAGCCGTTCCACCTTCGTTTTGCAGGTGTGATAGCTGGATGCAGTCACCATATAGAGCTGGTGCCCCTCGTCATAGAGCTTTTGGAGTACCTCAACAGAGCCGGAGATCGGAGTGATACGCCGCCAAAGCTCGTCATCATGGAGTACGCCAAATACCTGCTCTTTCGTCAGCGTGGGGAAAGCAAGGGAGATATCCCAGCCGTGAACATCTTCCGGCGTTACGGAGGTGCCATAACGCTCGTTCAACATTGCAATCCAGCAATCACTCAGGTTTTCTACGGTATCGTCGGCATCAAACAGAATTGTCAGTTTCTTCATGGAGTTCTCCTTTGAGAGCGTTGTTCACAAAGTTGTTTACGGCCTCTTTGAGATCTTCCAAACTGCCGCTGTTGACGATAGTAGCGTCGTACTGGTAATCGTCCAATGCAGTCTCCGAAGCGTGCTTCTGCTGCTCTTCGGTCAACGGAGACACAAAGTTGGGGCGAACTACCCGCAACAAAATAGCGTCCATGCCGTAGGTTTCGTAGATCTCATACTCGTTGGGGAAACGAGTATCAGGGATAAGCACGTAATCCCATTCGTCGCAGAAGATGTCGAGGATACTGACAATGAAATCTACCCAATAATCAGGAGAGACAGCGCGGATTTTGTCAGTACCGACACGCTGGAGAAGCGTGCGTCCCTTTTCATCCTTCTTGCCGTCCCAGCCAAAGAAGGTCTTACATACGTACTTGACCAGATCGCCGTAGTGGGCAATCAAAACACGGTTGCCTTGGGCTTCCAAAATCTCCTCCAAAAGTTTGGCGGTAGTGTCTTTACCGTGCTGGGCTTTACCCGAAATGCAAACGATTTTCATTCCGTAGCTCTCCTTCCTTTTCTGCCGCAGGACTTCTTCTCCCGGCAGAACCCGAAGTATTCACACTTCGGCATAAAGTAGTGATCGACCAGATATGCCCACTCGTCGGAATACTCTCTCAGAGCGTTACCAACATCAGCGAACAGGCCACGGTACTCGTGATAAGCTCTGCTGCATTCCCGCTGATGCGACATATCAATTAGGTTGCGGAGATTATGCTTGCACACAATCTTGGTGCCCATGCCCAGAGGAAGCCCAAGCGCAGAATCCTCTCTGGGGATACCAAACCCTTCCAACATCTTCAAGCCGGTCTGGATACACTTCATAATCCAGTCGTAGACTTTGACGGCGGCGGAGTTACCCGCAATGCTGGGCGGTGTTACATAATCGAAACCGCTTTCATAGTCGATGTATCTGGTACTGGCCTGCAGTCTGGTGGGAGCGCCGCCGATGTGGGTATACCACTCACGGATCACTCTGGCAGAATAGCCGTCCAGGATCATATAGACATCCGGGAACTCAAACGTTCTGCCGTGCTCGTTTTCCAAGCAATCCAAGCCGCGTTTGTAGTTTTTTTCGGGGTCGCTGGTATCTGCACCCCAGCAGACACCAGCTTCCTCACCGATCATGGAAATAGGGTTCTTATAGGTGAATCGCTGAATTGTAACTGTTCCCATGTTGATCCTCCTTGCTTAATTTACTTTGCTGCTATCAAATATAAGTGCGAAAGACGTGATCGCCGATTGTCTTATAATAGCTACCATAGGTCAAAGATCCAGTAGAGAAGTACACTACGTCGGTATTCAAATCCAACGCTGGATGGCCGGCAAGAGCAGCATCTACTGCTTCCATCTGCACAGACCCATAGTAATCTCCTACCACAAACTGACAAGGTGAGAAGAGAATATCACTGATACTGCCGGAATACGCTTCGTGCATATAGCGGTTAAGCGCTACCTGCACCACGGCAACCTGACCATCAAAGCTCTGGTTTCCTGCCTCGCTGTAGGCCATACACGCCAGCAGCTCTTTTTCGGTATCCGTGGGTGACAGTTCTGCATATGGGTTAAGGTCTGCCTCGGGTTCTGCCGGTTCTTCCTCAATAGAAATAGGCGTAGGTGTGGGCGACACTTGAGGCGGCGCAGAGTAAACACAAAGTTCCTTTTCGATGGGGACTTGTGGTGTTTCCTCCTCTTTGTTCGGGACGAACAACATTGCACTCAGAGATCCGCAGACTACCAAGAAACACAGCGTCGCCCTGAGAACTTTCTTGAACCATTTCGATTTCGTCTCGTGCATTGAAAATGCCTCCTAAATTACATAGTCGTAGTTGTACAAATACAGATACCCACGCCGCTCGCCCCATCCATTCATAGGAACATAAATGGTATCGTAGCGTTGAAGCGGTTTGCGATCGTAGAGTTCTGAGTAGATTGTCCACCGATTTGTTTTTCCCGTGCCAATCGACCGCACCTGCAAGGCGTAAGCCCAAATCTCTTTGGTTTTCTTGCTCCGCAAGGGGTAGATATCCAGAATAACCAGTTTTCGCTGATCTTCTTTTTTATTGGTGGTTAGGTCGATATAGCCCAGATTTTCCAACTGGATTTGCATTTTGCTTTTCAGGTCGAAATCCTGAATGTGCATATCCCTGACCATCACTTCCAAATACCGAAGTAATCCGGGCAAATCGGTGAAGGTATAGCTTTTAGCTGGCTGGCCGCTTTTGGACTTATCAGTTGCATACTGGGCGATTATGGGTTCCAATTCAGCCGTTACCTTGTCCTTGGAGATCTTCTTCATCGTTCCGCTCTTGAAGAAAGAAAAGAAGTTCACCATACGCAACAACTCTTTGGAATTGCCATACTCAGCAAAGTAGTCGATCTTCACCAAAATATCCCGCTGCCGTGTATCCAAGTGTGTTTTCTCGTCCAGCTGCATAAGCAAGTCCATGAAAGACTCAGGCTTGCCGGCCTTTGCCAGCTCATAGAGTTCGTTGGCAACATCGGCATTCATGTACTTTACAGAAGAAATACCCTTGGCGATAACCTTCTCTTCGGTATTCAGCAAATATTTATCCTTGGAAAGGCCAAAACGCGGCGGGACAATTCTGATACCGTAAAGCGTTGCCAGCTCGTTCCCGTTCTTCACATCCTCCTCGCCGTTGGCATTGTTAAGGTAGGCTGTGATGAACTCATACGGATGGTAGTACCGCAGATAAGCGCACAGATAGCCAATCATGCAGTACCCGACTGAATGGTTATAACCAAACATATAGCTGGAAGCGTCTTGGATGATCTGCAAGAACTCCTTTGCCTCCTGCTCTGCAACTTCACGGGACTGCGGTGACTTTTCACAATATCCCTCAAGAATTTGTGGAAGAGCTTTTTTCAACCGTTCTTCGTCTTTTCGTCCGATAGCGCGGCGAGTGTTATCTGCATCTGACCCAGAGAAGCCGCAGATTTGCTGTAGGAACTTGATAACGTCCTCTTGGTAAATAAGATAGCCATTGTTATCTGCCAAAAGTTCGTCGATGATAGGAGAGGGGTTCTTGTGAGGCTTGTGCTGCATAAGGTCGTCGCGGTACGACGCGCCCGAAGGACGAAGCGCCGCTGTAACAAGGCTCATGTCGAAAATGCTGTGCGGCTCGTACTGCCTAAGCATCTGGAACGCGAACTCTCCTTCAAACTGGAAGATACCAATGGGAGATCTCAGCATATCCTTCCAGACAGCCTCATCGTTCCAGTTGATTTCGTGAGACTTCGGGTAGGGCTTACCCAGCAGCTCATAAGCGTCTTTGATAATCTCGATGTTTTTCAATCCGAGAATGTCATACTTGACCAAACTGACCTCATGCACACACTCCATGTCAATCTGCAGGATTTCCTTACCGTCAGAGATGAACGTACCGTAGTTATCTCGGAGGGTAATAGGGCTTGCCACAATACCGGCAGGGTGCATAGACTGAGAGATCGCCACGTCAAGAAGCCCGTCGTAGTAGTAGAATACTTCGGGATACTTTTCCCGAGCCGCTGCCTCGTCTGCCTCAAACTCCTTTTTGATATTGGCACTTGCCTTACCAGCCCAGGGGTTCTTAGCAAAGATCCTTTCGTTTTCCTCTTTGAGTTTTGTGTACTCTTTGGAAAACTGCTTGATCAGCTCGGCACGGGGGATGTCCTTCATGCGGCTGGGCAAAAGAAGATTGCCAGCCTCATCAAAGAAATACAGGCTAAATCCGTCTCGCGCATCTCCAAAAACGATCTTCACGTTCTCATCTTTGAGCTGTGCCATCACTCTACGGAACTCTTTCTCGTCCCGTTGGTGTTCACGATTCCAACGCAGTGCCAAAGCACGGCAAATCTCATCAATACAGCCTTTGGATTTGATAGTGCCGATTGCCAGAATAAATGCGGTCTTTTCCTGACCAAAACGGTTGATGATGTAGTCATAAACCAGATCGCGCTGGGAGGGTGACACGTCGATATCAATATCGCCAATCTCCTTACGATCTTCGTTACAGAAGCGGCTGAACACTGTATGCCATGTCTCAGGATTGAGGTCTGTTGTATTGGTGACATAAGCTACACGAGATCCACCACAGGAACCACGATTGAAACCAATGGGGATACCATGAGATTTACACCATGTCACCAATTCACTCATGAAAAGCATGAAGCCGGGCATCTCAATTTTGTCAAAGACCCGGCATTCCTCAGCAATGGCCGCTTTGAACGGCTCGATCTGCTCTGGAGTGATAGCACCCTCTTTGATCTTTGCTTGTAGGTTATCATCAAGAACTTGATGAAGCACCTCTCGATCGCGTTCACCATAGAGAATGGGATACTTGAACGAGATATCCAGCTCAAACGGCTCTACAGAGTCGGCCATACGGTTGGTGTTCTCAATGGCCTCCAAATACATCGCTTCCGGTAAGGCGTCCTGCGTTGCGAACATTGCTACTAACTCGTCATAGGATTTATAGGTAAGGTCAAACGTATCTTCGTCGGCAAACTCGATGTGTTTACTCAACTGCAAGATCGTTCGGCACTCAGCCTTGTATTTGTTGAGGCTATGAGTATCGGTACCTGCAATGAGCGGGATGCCGTATTTCTGAGACATTTCCGCCAAGTGGCGATTGTAGGCAACCTGCTCCGGGTGGTCATGCGCTTGGATTTCCAGATAGTCGTAGTGCTTCAGCAGCCGCTCATACATAGGATGAGTAATGCTCATGCGATTCAACGGGGAAGCAAGGCAGGCACTGATCTTGATGACGTTACTGGAAATACCAAGGAACTCATCAAACGTGATACGGGGTTTGTAGTAAAAGTGGTCGCCCTGATTCGATCGGCTGATCAGCTCGTTCATCTCCTGAAGACCAGTGTAGTTTTTGGCAATCAAGATGGTGTGGTAGTTATCGCGTACCTTATTCTGCTCTCCGGTGCGTGGATCGGTAAGCAACAGCTTTTCAGTCAAATAGACTTCACAGCCATGCAGATATTTCAATCCGGCCTTATCACAGGCCATCTTTTTGGCGACCCACTGATAGATGTTACCATGCTCCGTAAAAGCAATGGCAGTCTGCCCCAGCTCGACAGCCTTAGCGATATAGTCCTCAAACTTCGTCGCGCTGTCTAACAGCGACAATTCAGTATGGACATGGTATGCCGTATAGTTACCGCTCAATAAGATCACCTCCGATTGTGCCACGGCCCGTCAAAGGTATCGTCAACGCAAAAGTTTTTCAGACAATCCTCACATACAAGGTGAGAACACGCCCTACGAACTCGGCCTGTCTTATACATAGTGCCATTGGCAACCTTTGTCTCTTCTTCTGTAAACCAAACAGGGATGAGGCTACCGCCACAGTCACATACTCCGAAATCCACCATAGTTAGCCCTCTCTGTCGTTCACCGCTCCAAATGCTTCATCTTCGGAGGCACGCTCTTCAGCAAGCAGCTGAGGAGGGAGAGGCAAAGGCTCTTTGTACTCCTTCTTGTCCCAAGAGAAACGACGGTCGTACTCGTCCATATCGCCGAAGAAACGGCGGGAGGCGGAATCGTAATAGAGGCCAACGTCGATATTCTGCCGGCCAAACATACGGTCTTTGACGATAGTTACGATCACATCGTATTTGAGCAACTGGCGGCGCTTCTCAGAATATTTTGCAGCGTTCTCACGCTCCGCATCCGTCACTCGCCGCAGGCCAATAGTCCGATGTGCCAGGTTCACGATGTTGCTGGTTCCAGCGATATCATAGATACCTACATTGGTTCCGGCGTCCATCTTTCGAGGGTGACAAACAAGAATTACAGCTACTTGATATTTCTTAGCAAACTCAATGAGCTTCTTAATCGTATCTGTCTGAGAACGCAGCTCCTCTTCGCTGGTTTCAGTGTCAATACACATGAAGTTATCGAGGATCAGGCAACGGGCACCGTGTTTTCGCACGGTATCCGTCATAGAGTCGATGAGCTTATCCAGTATGTTGTCGTAGTCGTCACGATAGATATGCCAACGCCCTTTATAGGTCTTGTTGATCTCGGCAAGCGTCGTCGTGGAAATCTTCTTGTAAGGATTACCCCGACGAGAGATCGCATCTGTGATATTGCGGGGGCCGGCGAAAATGTAGTTGAACCAAGACTTTTCTACACCGTTGGGAAGTTCTCCACTGAAAAGCCATGTACCGATGTCATTATCGAGAGAGTTACACGCGAGCTGAGTAAGAAGACTGCTCTTACCAGATCCGGGTTGACCACTCACGATAGTAAGCGTTCCAAAAAAGAGCCGCATCAGCTCATCATCAATGGCTTTCAGCCCGGTAGTCACACCGTCAACATCCTCATACTCGGTCGGTTCAACATCGGAAAGATCAACTACGGAAGGAACAGGAGAGTCCTTAGCGTCCAAAATCAGCTCTAACACCTTGTCTTTCCCGCAGACGTAAAGGATCTCATTCAGGTCTTTTGTTACCCGCCCAGTATTTCCAATGGGGATTGCCGGGATATCTACAACCTTTGTTCGCCAGCTACCCAGCCGAGGAACGCACTCTTTCTGCATTTTCACGCCGGCATCATCGTTGTCGGCGCAAATGATAATGCTGTCAAACTGATCGAGCCATTCCAGGTTTTCGTCGATCCAGTGGAGGTTTGAACTGCCCAGAGGGACAGAAACAGCATTTTTGAATCCTGCCTCAATCGCACTAAGGCAATCCGGCTCGCCCTCACAAATCAGAAGGGGAGAATTAACGTTGATACGGTTCATGTTGAACAGCAATGGAGCCGTATCAGAGTTTTGCTGGCACCAGCATTTTGCTTGACCATGCTGGACTTTATGCGACGGTTTGTATTTCACCATCGTCAACACGTCGTTTGTGTCGTAGTAGTTGAATACTGCGTTTCCCTCGGAGTCCTGCCGCACATCGAGAGCATCCAGCGTCTCACGACTGATCTTACGTTGCTCGAAATATGCGTACACTTTGGACTTATCAGTGCAGGGAACCTCATGGGGATACCTATAATGCCGTTTGGTTTTCACACCCAACTCTCCGAAAGAATAGGGCATTTCAGCAAGCTCGAAAAGTTTCCTGCAGGCTTCGGCATAAGTTGCGCCTTTATACATGAAAACGTCCAGAATGTCGTAGCTACGGCCACAACTACCGAAACAACGAAAGTTGAATGCTTTCTTGTTGTAAATGAAGGAAGCGTGATCCTCCTGATGGAAGGGGCAGCAACACTTCATGTTTTTCTCATCGAAATCGGTAATCCCCAGCTCTTCGACGATGATTTGAGCGTTACGGTCTCCGAGCTTTTCTTTGGCCTGCAAAATTGTTTCTCTATCAATCTGCACGGGTAAAATCACCTCAGTTCTTCGGTAAGCCCGCCCACTTCATGTGGACGGGTCTTATCCGAATAAAATCCGTCTTTCATTTGCCGTTCAAGATGTGGATAGCACTCTCGGCCTCCTCAACACCGAGTCCTCGGCGCATTACCGTCTGAACCCAGTGATCTTTGTTCGGCTCGATATCTGCCCGGTCATCCAGAATTACGAAGTCTCCGACCTCGCTATGTTCTTTTAGCCAGCAGTCAATTTCCATACCTCTGTGACAGGATGGCAGCTCCGGCGTAAAGCCGTAAAGACGAATCCCGTATTTCAACAGCTCTGCTTCCAGTTCCAGATAGTCTCCGTTGTATCTCGGGTCGTCTCGGTCGTATCTCCAATCACTGGAAAGAACGACCTTAGCTCCTGTCATGTTAATGATGTGCTTCAGGTTCTTCATTTGCCTGTTGTCAACAAACGTATAGCCGCCTTGGGTTTTGCGGACTGTACGATCACTGTTGAGCACACCATCAACGTCGAGGAAAATTACCTTGATCTTTCCCATCACTTATATTCCTCCGTAACATATTGGCTGGAATGCTCGCAATGCTCACACACAGAACATAGGTAGTCACAAAAGAAACGGTCAGGTTTGGCAGGAAAATTCCTTGCCTTATAGATGTCGTCAATGGAACGCAGGAACCAGTCTATGTCCTCCTGAGCAGTTACGATGTTGAATGGCTCTCTGTCCAAGATACCTTCGCGGAACTTGTTGAACCAAAGTTCACGCGGCCACTCACCGTAGACCTCTTTGACCCGTACTGCATACAAGTTCAGTTGGCGGAGATATTTGCGGCGTTCCTCTCTGGATTTCCATTTGCCCCGGCTTTTGTGATCGCAAACGATCAGCCCAGACCTATTACGAGGCACCAGGTCTATGACACCCACCACCGGTCTGCCGCCCAGTGTGGAGGTATACCGGTCTTCGACCGCAAGCACTTCTTCTTCGTCTCCCAGTTGTCCACCGAAATTATCGAAGTATTCCATACCGCGCTCATAGTAGCTGTCTTCCAGCCGGGGAAATGGAAACCGTTCTGTAACTGCTCTTGCGTATTCCTTCTCATAGAGGCCGGATAAATCCCACAGCTCGACCTGCTGACGAAAATATCGCTCTAAAAGCGAGTGCGCCAGTGAACCCCATTGAGCAAAAGCGTTGTCCACGCGATCCATGCACTGGAGGTAAGTAAGGTCAAACATACGCGGGCACTGATCAAAACTGCTAACGCGGGAGTATGACCAGTCCATAGCGTCCAGGAGAAAAGAATTATCCATCAGAAGGGCAGCTCTCCATCTTCCTCACCGACATTTGCGAAGTCGCTGTTCTGAGAAGGAGCGGTAGCATATCCGGTGGTGGAGGCAGAGGCGTTGTCAGAAGTCTCGCCGTCCTTCTTGGAATCGCCGAAATAGACGTTCTCGGCAATGATGTCTACGGCAGAACGCTTGTTGCCGTCCTTATCGGTGTAGTTGCGCTTCTGCAGCCGACCGACAACAACGATCATGCGCCCCTTGCCAAAATACTTGCCAACAAAATCCGCCGTAGAGCGCCACGCAGTCACATCGAAGAAGTCCGTCTCGCGCTCATTGTTCTGCTTGTTCACGATGTCGCGGTCGCAGGCGATAGAAAAGCTGCACACGGAGATGTCATTGTTTACCTTCTTGATCTCAGGATCGCGGGTAAGACGACCCATGATGATTACCTTATTAAGCATTGTGCTTTACCTCCAGTTTCTTGATCTGCTCAACGACTTTCTGAGCCGTTGCGATATCCTTGATAGCGTTGGGGTTCTTCACACCGGCAACACTTTCGATAGCCTTGTAGATGGTGTCTTTGGACACACCGGCTTCCAGCTTTCCGGCAACAACGCTCAGGATCTCCTGTTTCACATCGTCCAGATCGTCTTCCTTCTTCTTGCGAGCGGCGCTGGACAGCTCCTCACCCGTCCAAAGAGACAGACCCAGGCCGTGCAGAGCAGCACACTTGACCAAGCAGCGCTTGATAGACTTCTCTGCATCGGCAGAGGTGATCGTGTCGATGGGAATAGACTTGTTACGGAAGTCCATAACAGCCAAAGACTCCGTTTCAGTCTGGTCGTTGATAGTGATAGACACCTCCACCCAGGCGGTCTTTCCGTCCGTATGATAGATGCAGCCGTCAGCAGCCTTGTTGATGGTAAACTTGGCGCTGGGGAAGAGAGATTTCACGATCATCCATGCCTTAGACCAGGGCAGATAGACGATCTTGTCTTTCTTCTTGAGGTGTTCCGTGATGTCGTACTCGTTCAGAATTTGAAAAACACTTTTTTCCATGTTAGCCTCCGTTGATTTACTTTGCTGCTAAACACTCAACAAGATAGGTAGCTTCCATATCAGCCAAATGCGTCATAACTGCCAGCGGGCAAGTCTCGAAAGCATTGCCCATACCGTAATCCCCGCCTTTGACTGCACAATCAAAGCTACCCATATGCCAGCGGATTGCAAAAATTTCGTCACGTGTGAGCTTGATGAAGCTCTGCAGGATAATGACAGATTTCTCGCCATGACCAAGCGGGAGACGATCTTCCGTTTTGTAGAACGGCTCCTTATGCCATGCGCCCGTAACATCATCCTTGACGTTCCGAGAGCTGACGGTGTAGTAGTTTACCTTCGTCAGGTCGTGGAACAACGCAGTGACCGCCACCGTCTCCGGTGAGATCTCCAGTTCAGGATAGCGAGCCACAAACCCAGAGAGCTTGTCGTACACATTGAGGCTATGCTCCAGCAGCCCGCCAGTATAGTTGCCGTGGAAGCGCGTGCTTGCCGGCGCAGTATAGAAGTCAGAACGTTCCAACCACGCCATCAGATCTTCCATACCCGGACGATTGATAGTAGCGCAAATTTCAACGAACCGTTTTTTCAAATCGTCCAAATTTGCGCTTTCTACATTCACTACATCCATATTGACCACTCCTTTATTATGTTGGTGCCCCGAGGAGGGGAAAATGCCCCTCCTCGTAAGGCGCAGAATTACTCTTCGATGATCTTGAAGAACACGTCGGTTCTACGGTTCAGGTAGGCATCGGCAGAGCCGGGATCTGCAACCATCTTCGTGTTGCCATTGCCGACCGTAATCAGACGGTTCGGATCAATACCGCAAGCGATGAAATACTTGGCGACGGCCTTTGCACGTTCAGCAGACAGTGCCTGCCCAGAGTCGGAGTAATTGCGGGCATTGATATTACCCTCTACCTGGATAATCGCGCCATCCAGAGTATTGGCGATAGAGACGAACTCATCCATGATGGCGTATGCCTCTTCGGGGTTCTTGAACTGAGCGGTATCAGCCACAAACTCAACGGTCATGGATTTGCTCAGCAGCGCCTCATAATTGACGATTTCCTGCTTCTGCTCCTCGGTCAGCTCAACGGGCTTGCTGGTAGAGGCAGAGGTAGAAGAATACTTGCTTGCCAGAGGAAGCAGATACTGGTTATCAAAGAGCGTCATAGCCGCCTTGCGATTGACCGTCTCGCCCAAAGACTCCCAGATATCACACATATCGAAGTAGACAGAAGGAGCAGTGGAGTCCAGCACTTCCTTATTCTCGGCGTAGCCCATCATTTCGGCGTCGCCGCACTGAGCCTTAATTTCCTCGTCAGAAACGCCGGCGAACATAGGCATGACAGAGCGGATGTAGTCAAATTCAGTGGTATACATTGCGTTGGCTTGGAAGATACCATCAATAAAGGCGGTCACAACGTCGGGGTGTGCCTGGGCAAAGTCGGAACGGAATACGATACCGTCCATAATCAGACTCTTAGAGGCGGTGGTAGAGAACATGATGTGCGCACCGCTGTTTTCGGTTGCATAAGACAGGTAGGGCTGCCAAGTCGCTGCCACGTCCAGCTGGCCGGCGAAGAATGCCTCACCCGTCTCAGACGCATCGTCAAAGAGGATCATGTTATCAATGATAGACTGCTTGTCAGCATCGGACAGGTCGCTCTTATTAACAAACCATGCCACAAGCGTCTGGGCTTCGCTGAATCTAGGAACGCCAATCTTCTTACCAAGCAGATCATTTACGGTATTGATACCGGACTTAGCAATAATGCCGTCACCGCCAGCGGAGTAGTTAGTGAATACCGGCATTACCACATCCAATCCGGCCTCCTGGAACTTACCAGATAGGAACGCGGTACGGTTGGTGGTATAACCCGCAGCATTCAGCTCTCCGGTAATCAGAGCGTTGCTGCTGGCGGTTGCGTCATTGATGATATTGATGTTGACCTTAATGCCCAGCTGGTCGAAAATTGAACCGGGTTGCGTGGTCAAGCCCTGGTTGGCGTCGATAATAGGCTTCCAGCCTACCCACTCATCCAGAGACAGGTTAATCACGGGATCAGAGGTGTCCGTCTTGCCGGCGGAGGGCTTTGTTGTGGGCTTCTGGGACGTGCTGCCAGACTGAGTGCCCGAACTGATGGGCTTGTCGTCTGCGATGTTGTTCTTGTAGTAGTTATAGCCGAAGCCGCCGATACCGGCGAGGAGCGCCAGCACGATGACGAAGATCACCACACGGCCAGCGGTAGTGAGTTTCATTCTCTTCATGGTAAGTTACTTCCTTTCCTCTTTCACTTTGGATTTAGGAGCGTCGAAGGTGACGCCAGACCGTGGAGCCTGTATAGCCGGCTTCCCGCTATACTTTGTGGCGAGAGACTGCAGGTAAGCATCCGACTGAGCTTTCGCCGCATTTTTCTCAGCCATTGACATTTTGGTGGTGGTACGGCTTGCGTGAACGACAATCGCACCATCAACCTCTTTGCGAAGATCCTCCGCGCCATCCCGGACACTACCCAAGAGCTTATCAGTGGCAGAGTCACGGCGCAGCTCGTCCAGATCGCCCAAGAGATCCTTCATATTGCCACGGAGTTTCATTTCCTCGACAGTCATACGGCTCTGCTTTTTCAGCTCGCGGAGCTTCTTGTCGTACGCTTCATAAACGGTCTGAGCCTCTTTTACCATGGGTTCAAGCTCTCGCAGGTATCCCTCTTTCTGGGAGATTTCAAACAGGATTTCCTCACGCCTGGTTGAAAAGATGGCAGCATCGGCCATATTGCCAGATCTGACCAGAGACTCACACTTTGATTCAACGTCCTTCAGTTCTCCATACAGCTTGTTGAGGTTCTTCTGGACGGAGGACTGCTCGCCCACAAACCGATTCAGGGTATCACCGGCCTTGTTGTAGCGCTCCTGCACTTCCTCAATAGCTTGCTGGAAGACAGCCTTGGCACCCTCGGGTGTCTTGGCGATATCCTCCACAAAGATGTTGAGGAACCCTCCAACGAGGACTTTCAGCTTACCCCGGACGCCGGGGAAGATGATCAGGGCGAGCACAAATACAACCGCTACCGCTCCAATCACAACGCCCATTACTGTGCTCCTTCCTTACCGGCAACGCCGTTCGCAAACTCCAAGAGTTGACTGATAGCTTCTTTTTCCTTCTGGATGGCGGTGCTGGAATCAGAGGTCTTCTGTTTGGAGTCCTCAATTCTGGCTTCCGCCTGCTCGATCAGAGACTTCAGGTGTTCGATGTCCGCCTCGGTCTCAGCAATCAGTGCGTCGTTTTCTGCCCTGATACTATCCTCGGCAGTGTCCAAGACGCGACCACGCTTCAGACCGTCCTCAATGAGATCATCCACATTGATCCCGTTGACACTGAGAATGCCGGCGATGGACGCCTGTTTCTTAGCCTTAGTCATGTCCTGGGGCAGAATGTCGATATACGCCTTGATCTTAAAGATCGAGTTCTCGTCGTCGATATCGCCCTGCTGATAGATGGATGCGATCACATCATCATAGGACACCTGAGCAGCGTCAATTACCGGCGTCTCAGGCGCGTACATAGGCTCGGATACGGGTTGCATGGGGATTTCAGGCATACCTTCGTATTCGGTACGAACCAGCCCCATGCGTTCAAATAAACCTGCCATGGTTTGTTACAGCTCCTCTCGTTTCAAATTTAATTATTTTATCGCACATTTTGAACGCCTCGTCCTGGCTGTGCGTTACCATAATGATTGTGTTGCCTGTCTCAGCATGGATATCCAAAATCAAACGCTGCATTTTGCTACGGGTCTTGTCGTCCAAAGCGGATAACGGTTCATCCATAAGCAGGTATCTCGGCTTGACATACAGCGTTCTTGCCAACGCAAGGCGCTGCTGCATACCACCTGAGAGCTGAGACGGCCATTTATCTGCATACTGCTCTAACCCAACCGCTGCAAGTACCTTGATAGCGTCATTGCGATTACGGAGTTTTTTGTCCCGTTGGGCAATCAGCACATTCTCTGTGCAGGAAAGCCAGCCGAAGTTGGAATAGCGCTGGTGCATCATGTACACAGGGTTCTTGTCGGCGTTCCGATAGGTAGTGCCATCAATGATAACCTTACCATGAACGGGGCGAAGAAGGCCGGCAATGGTTTTGAGGAGGGTCGTCTTACCGGCACCAGACTTCGCCAAAATGCCGTAAATCAAACCGTCGTCAAATTCCTGGTCGATGTGTTCCAGAATTGCTTCGCCGTTGTACCCAATAGCCAGATCATTCAACTTGATCATCGCAGTACCTCCACTGGAATATCTTTCGGATCAGCAAGTTCCCCAGCTTGTCAAAAACGAAGCTGAACAACATGATTACGATGATTGCTCCGAACACCACGGCGGTACGGCCTCTGGCAGAACTTACATTGATGATGAAGCCCAAGCCATACTTAGCGTTGGTTGCTTCTACCACGGCGCAGTATGTCCAGCCAATGCCATACATCATCAGGAACGTACTGAATATTGAAGGGAGCGATGCGGGGAGCAAGATTTCTTTGATTGTCTCCCAACTGGTCATTCCGATTGTCTTGCCCGTATCCATCAGATCTTGCGGTACGTCGTCAAAGCAAAGCAGGATCGACGGCAGCAAGTAAACAAACGTTGCAATAAATAGGAACGAAATTTTCATCTGCTCCCCAATCCCAAACCATAGGATCAGGAGCGGAGAAAATGCGGTTACGGGAACATACCGTAAGAAGGAAACAACCGGCATGATAGTTTCCTTGATAGGCTTCACGCCATAAATTAGAAGGGAGAGGGGAATTGCTACCAGCATAGAAAGAGCAGACGCGCCAGTAATCCGCAGGAAAGAGTAGGCAAGTCCTTTTTGTAACTGGCCTGTCTCTGCCAACCCGACGATTGCTTCCCAGACGGCAGCAGGGGCGGGGATAAACAGCGGTTGAGTGAAGCACGAGGCCACATACCAGACGGCAATGAAACAGGCCAATAAAACCGCTCCCCGTATGCAGTTTTTCGCACGCCGTTTGACTGAGGTTTTCATTTCACGACCTCTTCTCATGAATCATCTTCACCCAGCGACTTCATCATGAAGCATTCATCACAATAGCAGTCACCAGTTGTTTGGATTTTGACATAATCGCCAACTATCGGTTCTCCGCAGGCATCGCAAAGGATAGTACGGGTATAAGCTCCGCCACAGTAAGGACAACCGCTGAAATCCTCATAGGGCGGAGAATCTAACCCATGGCGTTCTTCCCATCGCTTTGGATCGTCAAAGGTTTTGCCGCAGTCCAGACAGGTGTATTCGCCATACATCAGCGCTTCACCTTCCAGACTGCCGTATTGCACCCAGACTTGCCAGGACGCCTGCCGACGATCATAACCTTGCCCTCGGCTTTCATCTCTGTCAGACGAGGCCGTGTGAAGTTCGGACTGTTGGTGGGGATTTTACCCTCAGAGACCAGCTTCTCGCCAATCTCATCAGCAGTCATACCGCCAGGATCACCGCTGGTCAGAATATCCAAAATCATAGCCTTACGATTAGGACGCTTCGGTTCGATCTGGTCATATGCTTCACGGCGGTTTCTCAACGCAATGCTCATATGAATCACCTCTTTCTATCCGACAAATGCCGGTTTCTGTTGCAGTGATAGTTGGACAAATCCAACCACCTTCCTGAACTCGACCTCTTCGAGTTTTACTGGACGGGTAAGATAAATCTGCTACCCCCCCCCACAGCACACTCAATGAAGCCCTGCCTTGTTGCTTGCTTGATTCTGATTGTCTCGCTCATTTTGCTTTACCTCATATATCGCACATGGCGGGTTCCCGTGGATTTGTGCGCGGAGCGTTGGACAGACTTGTATGATTTTGCATTGTTTCGTTTTACGCCCTTGCGGATCAACCAAACCGATAAAACGATTCTCACAGATGGGGGGGGTAATTACTTTATGCGTCATACTTTATACCATCCGGTCTTGGCTCCGCCCCCCCCGCTTCGGCTTTCAAAGCACGTGCAATGGTTTCGCCATCATATACACGATTGGCGTCTCCATTGTAATCGTTGATAAATCCCAGCTGCTTCAGTTCATCACTCTTGTGAGAATAATTTAATTTGTTGCTATCGTCGGAAATATCAAAGGTAGAGAGTGCTTTTTCAAATGCACCGATGCCGGAGAAAAAAGATCCTACCGCCATATCATCAAAGAGATAGGGCATAGCTTCGTACAGCTCTTTCATGATGGCACAAAGTACATCGACTACAATAGAGTTTCCCGCTTGTTTATAAAGCTGGGAACCGCTACGATCCTTGCCACCGTATAAATTCTGGTTCATGGCTGCTTGGGCTTTATAGAAGTCTTCGTCAGAGAAGCCCATCAAGCGCCAGCATTCCTTTTGTGTAAGTTTACGGACACGGAAATGTGTTTTCACTTTTGTCCCTTCGCCCTTATTGGTTGTTAGGGTAGGGCATACCCCACAAGAATCATAAACGCTCCCGTTCATTCCATGACCAGAAGGATTTACGTTTCCAAGATTGATAGGATTACTTTCAATCACTCTCTTGTCCCCCCCCCATCAATGGTGCGAATGGTGCCGCAGACATTATCTTTGAAAAAACGCACACCTTCATCGCATCGACGCTCACATACGATTTTCACATTGGCTTCCTCGCTTTCATTTATCTCTATCAATACATTGTCTTTTTGAACACCCGTCAAAGTGTTGGTACACATATTAGGGCGAACTTCCAAACGCTGTATTATCTTACCCCCCCCGCATATCTTCCACGAATTGCAGCGGGGATAATCGTATTATGCCCTTTCATCATTCCACTCCAAAAGATAATTGTCTTTCTGAACGGTTGAGATAGTATTGGTACAGTCATCGGTTCTGACTGAATACTGACGCATATTACATCGCCGTTCTTTCACAATTCCACGCTCATAATCCTTACGAATTTGTTTAGCATAAGGAGTTCGTTCATATCTCAGAATTTTCTTTTGTACCATGTTGCTCCATAACTCCTGTCATTTGCTGATTTCCAAAGCCCTTATAGTCACGGGCCAGCAAAGTCAAGGCCGTCTCACAGTATCCTTCAAACTGGGTGCCTTTCTTACTCAGCTTCACACCGGCAAGTGAGCAAGTCCCAGCAGTGGTGGTCTGTGGAACCTCTTCCGCTGGTGCGGACGGTGTTACTGATTTGTCTGAACGGGGGGGGTTATCATGGCAGCTACCTTGTCATCAGGTAGGTAGTATCGCTCGTCAACCTTATCCTCCAGCATATCTACCAGCGCTTTTTTCAAAGGGATAGGAGACGGGAACTTAAACTTCCCATTATCTAAATCCTTACGAATGATGACACAGTAAACACGCTCACGATTCTGGGGGATTCCGTAGTGTTTTGCATTCAGAACCTGCCAGTAAACGTTGTAACCGTAGTCTTCCAGCTCTTTGACAAAGAGGTTAAAAGTGGCATAGAAGCGAGAACCGGTAATATTTTTAACGTTCTCGTAGATAGCGAAGCGAGGCTTCTTTTCTCTTAGGAAACGCAGCCATTCGACCAGTAAGGAAGAGCGGGTCTTCTCGATTTCAGTTGATCCGCACTTAGGACAATGGTCGCGTTGATCATAGTGAGCTTCCAGGGGATTATATACGTGGCCGCAATGCTTACAAGTCCATGCAGCCCCCCCCTGTTTGCCCGCTATGCTGAAATCCTGACACGGACTTCCACCGAACATGACATTGAAATCCGGCACAACCTTCTCATCGGCTTTGGTAATATCTCCGATGTTAAGGGTGGGATCAACACCATGAACGGCGCAATAGCTTTCTGCGGCGTAACGATCGAACTCGCAGAAAAGGGCAGTTCGGTAATCCAAGTTAATTCCTCCTGTGTTGGTTTTCTTTGTTGCTAAATGGAAGGTTGAGGGATTTACAATCTCCCTCGAACTGCTTTTATTCTATCATACTGTCTCCATAAAGTCAATAATTTTCTTTGTTGCTATTATGAGGTTTTTTGAATTTCTTCAAAGATAATCTGTTTAGGCAACATCCCTTTACATACATAGACGCTGCTGAACGGTGGGTTTAGAGACGGCTTTTGGTCAGTGTAATTCTTAAAGTAAGATACGCGCCGATTGAGATACATGATTTCAAAATCATGCTCACGGAACATCTCAAAACGTTTCTGACTCTCGAAGAGTCCGACGACCCCTACTAACATAGCAAAGGGTATATTCAACTGGAACAGCCGCTCAAACACTTCACCTTTGAGGGAGTACGGAGGGTTACTGATGATGTAGTCGCACTTCGGCGGATCAATAGCGAAAAAATCCTGACCGTTTGCAATATGTGTTGCGATTACGGTATAGCCACGTTGCCGAAAGAGCTTTACAAACAAACTATCCTCAGTGTCAAACGGGCACCAAATTGTCACGGGGGGGGTGGGAGATACTTGTACAACGGGGTAATCGCATACTCCGGTGTATAGAACTCGTCGTTGCCGCTGCCGGCAACCTTATCCATCTTCATAGCTGCACCTCTTAATTTACTTTGTCACAAATTAAATCCAACGAATGCAAGGTTCGCCGGTATAGCCATGTTCCCATACGAACCAAGCGAAGCACATGGTACTTGACCAGGGCTTACCATTTTCGTCAACTTCCAATCCGTTTCTCAAAGGATTGACACGTTTTGAAAATACATACACGGCTTTCGGAGGGTGGGTGGCAAAGAAATCCTTACGCTGCCGTCCTTCGAGAAACTGGATCTTGGCGAACAGGATCACCTTGCCAGTGGATACCTCCAGAGCTTTCTCAGCGAACTCTTTCGCCAAAGAGAACGGAGGGTTCGTGATGACGTTGTTGAATTTTTCGGGATAGTTCTCAGTGAGGAAATCCACCCCGCCAACAATACCACATCCGAACCTATCATCTCTCTGAACCAGATCAGTAGAGATAATTTGACTGTTGGGATAATGTTCCCGAAGCACCTTACTGATATGCCCTTCGCCAGCCGCAGGCTCCAAAATGGAGCCGTGTAGCTCTTCTCGGCTAAGGATGGCTTCTGTCGCCTCGAACGGAGTAGCATAGTAGTCGTTCTCCACGCGAGAGCGGGTAGGGGACATACCGGCCAAACTGGTGCCGCTCAAATAAGTACGCTCTTCCATTTTCTCACCGCCTATTAAAAAATTGTCGTTCCGTAGGCAGGCATAGGATTGAGCTTGTGAAGGTTGTGATCGTGCATAGAGGCAATCTTCTTGTCGATTTCCTCAATTCCACTGGTGCCATACATGATGTAAGCATCCAGGTGAGCATAGGTAAATCCAAGATTATCCTCATCAGTTTTTCCACACAGCCCATCGGAAGGGGTTTTGCTTATCAGGTTGATAGGCAGAAGAAGTTCGTATCCGATCTGGAAGACTTCATGCACCATCAGATTAGCGAGCGGGCTAAAATCGCCGGCGCTATCGCCAAACTTGGTAGAGTATCCCACATAGTCTTCAGAGCGGTTGCAGGTATTAGCAACACGTCCGCCGTGAGGCAACGACTGAGAAATAGCATAGAGGGTCGCCATACGGATACGGGGAGGGAGGTTTATCCTCGTCTGATCGCTGACGTTCATATTGAGCGCTACTTGATCACTTACCGCAGACACTGCTTTGGAGATATCGGTATAGGCGTATCTGATACCCAGAAATTCGATCAGCTGCTTGCTATCGTCCAGATCGGGCTGTTCTCCATTCGGCATCATAACACCCGCTACACGCTCTTTGCCCAGTGCCTCTACGCAAAGAGCGGCGACAACGCTGGAATCTTTACCGCCAGAAATACCGACCACCGCATCACAACCAGGGCCGTTACTTTCAAAGTAGGAACGAATCCACTGGACAATCTCATCCTTAGTACGCTTTGGGTTAGCTAACATTGTGGCACCTCTTTTCTCAAAAGTTTCCCTCATGAAGATTCTTGCGAACCTCATCCAGGGTATAAATTCTCAGAGGCTTGCCATCCTTGAAAACTGGCTGAAGCCAGTTCCCAACCTGCGACTCCTCCCAAGTCAAACCGTCCTGGCAGAAGAAGTTGTGGTACGTATAGTCATATACAACCTTACAGCAGCCGCGCTGAGACTTCTTGAAATGTCCGCTATCTGTCTTGGGGTTCTTAAAAATCATGATGGGCTTTCCGTCAGCATCTTCTGCATAGGTCGCTTTGACTGCGATACCAAATGTATCACGGGTGTACGGCGCATAAGTCTTTTCGCCGCCGTCCATCGTCTCCAGACACTGCATAGAGAAAGAACCGACGCCCAGAGAAACATTGTTGATAGCGAAGCCATGCTCCATCAGAATCTTATACACTGCCTCGCACCGCTGCGGGGTAATGCTATCGCCATACAATGCCTTGACGTGTGGATCAAGAACTTTGTAACCTTTGCTGTTCACGGTACCACCAAAAATTTCCCACAGTTTGAACACCGTCTCGGTTACAATCTCCACGGGGTTGCCGCTGTCGCCGCGAATAGCAAGACATCCATGGTGCTCCATCACATCCTCTTTAATTGCGGGGAGAATATTATTGACCAGGTTCCAATAGTCATAGCTGTCACTGACCATAGAGAAGTTTTGGTACGGATAGATTTCTTTCAGTAGACGCCGCACGTGCGTAATCTCGTCGCCGTCAACCGCATAGTTGGAGCACATAACACTGTGCTCAGTAGAAAGAGCACCATAAGCTACCGCGTCTTTCTCCACCCGGCAGGCGTAGTTGTGTTCCAGCCAAAGAATAGCCGGCACTGTAGCGGTATTAAGGAAGCTCAGGCAGAACGCAGCAGAACTCTTGGTGGCGCTCTCCACGCTTTCCTGACCACGCATGGAAAAGTCGCCCAGCAGCTTGGCCCGTACCACATCATCGTCACAGGTAAGGGCAGCGTACTTATTGACGATCTGCCGGTAACGATATCCAACTTCCGCTGAAATCTGAGTATGCCACATGGTACATGACAGCATTGTTTCGATAGAGTTGACCAACCACACAAAGTTGGGGTTGGTATTCGAGATCTCAATTTGCGGAACATGAATATTGGTACGGATTCCTTCCGGCACAGCCCGGATTTCCAGAGGCAGATACCCCAACTTATGAAGCGCCGTCAAACGCTCCACACCAACGCCGTCCGTGCCGATGGTGTTATTCAGCACCCGCTTGTATTCGGCAAGCACCTCATCCAATGAGCGATCAAAGAAGTGAGTATTGAATGCCTCGATCAAATACTCCTGGATAAATGCCTGAAGACCGAACATTGTGACCTTCTCGGTATCAGCCAGCCGTGTCATGCGCGGGGTGTAATAAGACACCATCTTGGTCAGTGTTGCGGGGTACTGCTCTGCATGGGCGGTCTTGTAGAAGTCCAAACAGAGCAAAGGACTGTATGAAATCATTGTTTTACCCTCTTTTCATAATCATCTACAAATGGAGATCTTCTCGTGATCAACACGGAGGATGCTATCAGTGGTGAATACACGAGAGATAAGACCATCTGTCAGCACAGTGCCTTTCAGGATCGTGTTCTCACAGTGGGTAACATAGAGCATGACTTCCTCTGCGCCGGCTTCTTTCAGAGCTGTGGCAGTATGGGTAAATGTCCCGCCGCGAGAGCAGATATCGTCCACGATCAGAATATTTCTGCCGTTGACTTTCTCAGGCTCTGTCAGCTCCAGCCGCTCAATCTTGCCGGTGCGCCAGTCACGATGTTTAATGCAAAAAACATACTCCATAGGAAGAAGCTCAGAGTATCGTTTGGCAGCACCTTCATCCGGGTAGCACAGCAGAGGATTTAGACCCTGACTGACCATCCACTGAATTGCATAGTCGATGTAATGCTTCACATCCATAGTCTCAGCCCGGTCAATCAGTGCCATAGCCACATTAGAGTGAGGGTCGAGAACTTTGACAGACTCGAACCCAAGCGAATTGATAAACTCAGCAAACCACTTGAGCGTGAACACCTCATCGCGGTTCTTTACCCTGTCCATACGGGCGTTGGGGATATACGGCATCTCCAGATAGAGGAGCGGGTTGCCAGCACTCTTGAGGTGCTTCACCAAATACCAGAGCTGCATACACTCGGCATCATTGTCGTACATCCACCGGATGAAATAAGCAGACTTGCCCATGGCGAAAAACGTGAAGTCCAGCTTGGGAGCAATGCGAATCAAAGATGTACCGTCGGGAAAACTGGCGAAGTCGATCCTTCTATCGTCAACAAAAATCATTTCAGACCTCCCAGTTCTCCACATTGATCTGGCACGCTTTCATAGCAGCCAGAGCATTGTTGTGGCTCGCCGGGGTAACGCCGGCGCAGCAGGCAGCGTCAACGGTGATTTTCGTCTCAGGCAGAAACGCTTTGACGAGCAGTGCGTTAGAGATAACGCAGATGTCGGTGCAGAGTCCAACGAAAACGATCTCTTCAATACGCTGCTTCATTCTGGCAGAAAGTTCTACCAGGTAATCGCCCAGCTCTACAGAGCCAAACGTACCCTTCTGGAATACGGATACGCTTTTCCCCGCGTCGATAGCCGCATGGCTAATGGCTGTGGCAATGATATCGTCGAGCCGCCAGCCGTGAGTCCCCTCAATGCAGTGCTCGACAGGAAGCAGCTGACCTTCTTGGGTTTTCAGGTAGTCGGCAGAACGATGGGTGTCCTTGGTAATGCAAATCAGGTCTCCATCAAAACCGGAAATCTTTTTGGCGACATCTCCAACAGCAGCCTGCGCCTCCGGGGTTCCGAGCGCACCATTGATGAAATCGTTTTGCATATCCACTATTACAAGAATCTTCATCTTAAACAACTCCTTAAAATGAGCACTCACACGGTAGATCATCGTCGTCCTTGATGAGCTTTCGTGCAGCGGCCCAAAATGTTTGAGGTTTGGCTTTTTCAGTGGGCGGCAACGCCTTTTCTTTGAGCTTGGCAAATTCCGTCTCAAAGTCTGAAAGATAGCCTTGTTTGAGAATACTGTACCCGATTGTGTCTTCGGCCAGCTTCGCCTTTTCCCATATTTCAGGATAGAGGCAATAAACAACAAACCAATGTTGTTTGCCGGCTTTCAAACACCCGGTACAATTTGCATGATTGAAAATGCTGTAGGTCTTCGGACGCTCGATCCCAACCTCCTCGATGTCATGGATAGTACGTACCTCCCATGTCAAAGGGTACTCTGTTTGGTACCCCATCGCGGCCATAATGCCAACTCTGCGCCGGATACGGTGCTGTTCATTGGCGTCAAAGCCATAGACTAATGAGATATCGTCCCTTACTTCGGGAGGATTTGCGGGATAGTGCTCGGACAGCCATTTATGAAAAGGTTCGGTTTTCAGTCTGTTGGTGCAAAAGGCGGTGGACTGAGCGCCAGCCTTAAACGCCTTGATTTCCATACACACGTCGAACTGATCCTTAATATTCCATCCGGGCATATTGGCGTAAGTAATGGGAACGCCCAGATAATCCGAAACCTGTTTTTTGAAACGCTTGATATCAGCGTCTTCGGTTCGAGGACACAAATCATGATTGAGCAAGATCGTGTCCTCTGCTCCGAACTTTCTAACTACTTCTACGGCGGCAATCGCAGAGGAGTGACCGCCAGAAAAACAAACGATGTGCTTCATACCGACCACAACCATCTCGGCTGAGGTCAACCGTCTAATCCTCCCTTGCTACCGGCCAGATGGCTTTCACGCTGTAACAGACGGCTTTACTCTACACTTATCAATCTTGTAGAAACCCGGCTTACCGGGATTGGTATTAGCTCCTTTCTAAATTTGAATTATTTTCGCCGCCCTTAAAAATTGCATGGGGCAGCGGAATAGGTTTTTGGGTAAAATATACTGTGTTGAATTTCAGATCCATACCGACTCCTTCTTTGTAAAACGGTTCAGCAATATACTTACGGTAAGCTGTCCGATCCGATTTACATAGGGGCAATTAAGCCGGTCAGGATGCGGGACGCTGTTTCCCAGGTCAATAACCAGATCGCGGGTATTGTAGGAAATATCCTGCGTGATAATCGGAGTTGCGTAAATCACCACATCCCGGTTCTGCGTAGCTTGCAACAGGCTTTTTGTTTTGGAATGTGCTACTGTAACCGTCGCGTTGTTAAAGTCCAAATACTTCGCCAGTTCTTTAACGGCGTGCCCTCGGCCTACGATGGTAATATCCTTCTCCCATACCAATCCAGACTCAATTAGCAAATCCATGACTGCTTGAGAGACCGCCGACATTCCGGGAGAATAAGAGTGGTCAATATCCACATCAGGATCGAGAATAGAGTTGAACGACACTGTTTCACTATCCACAACAATCCCTCGATAGGGAGGGAGAGGGTTGGACGTATGATCACAGTTGATACCAAGCTGGTCTGCCTTACGCTTGATGGCTTTCAGGAACACGCTATCCTGCGAACCAAGCAGAAGCAGCTTGCCGGAAGGATGTAGGCTTGCAGTTTCTGCATCCAAAGCGGCGGAGAGTTTTTTGATGTTTTCCATTACATCAATCATAAGGCGCTCCTTTTTTATTTGTATTATTCTACCGGAATACCAATATACTCAAGGACTTGCCGCATACCCAAACCATGTTCTTCCCACGGCCTCATGCAGTAATCCCAGAGCTTTGGGTGCGTGATTTTTAGACGCTGGAAACGGTTTGGAGCTTTTTCAAGGTGAGCGCCAAAGGCACAAAAGACACAGCCAGTACGCTTTTCGCCTGTCGTCGTCCACCCCCCCCATCAGTTCTGACGATCTCGCCATAAACTGAAGCGTAGGGGACTTGATAGGTATAGAGGTATTCCAGCACATCTTCCTCAGTCCAAAAAGACATGGGTTGGGAGCTGGGCTTCTTACCGGAAAAAGCATTACATCCCATACGCAACCATGTGGCACGCCGAGATCTGCTCTCGTTTGCCATAGTTGCAATAATAGGTACTCGACCAGTTTCTTTGGAGTATTTCTTCATAGGCTGCTTCTTCATGACAGTACAGCACCGAGAAGAAACCTTGAATGGGGCATCCAACAGATAACACCATTTTTCACAGTTGAACTCTGACGGCGTTCCGTTGCTCCGCATAATCTCTCCATGCAGCTCTTTCCATCTGAAAGAACCTGGCTTATGCCCATATTCCACAGTGTCAGCTACACGCTTCGAGACAACGGGATATCCGTACACCTCAATGACTTTACGGAAGTTCATCTCAGGCCGGACAATCGTAACGTTTTCACAGCTCTTAACAAATTCTCTGACTTCCGGGAACTCAAGCCCAGTATCAGAGAAAACAGCAGGCACATCGGGGTAGATCCGCCGCACAATATCGAGTAGTACGGTAGAATCCTTACCACCGCTAAATGCCACATAGACCTTCCCATCGTAGTGCTGATACCACTCGATAATACGAGCAGTAGTGATCTGGATTTTGCGTTGGAGAGGCAGGCGCTGCATCTCTTCCAACTCTTCTCTGCTATGCAAAGCACCTACCTCCCCGGTTCCAATGATTGTCGTCATCGCCGCCCGATCCTACCGTATAAATCAGCACCAGAGCCAAAAGCAGTAGGATGATACCGTCCATTGGTTACTCTGTGGCCTCCGGCAGAGCAGGGACGCTGGCATAGCTGGCACAAGCCAGCCACTCGTTGATGACCCTGTTGAAAGTATTGTCGTTGCCCATGTACTTCTTCAGCATGGCAGCAGTCAGGCCGGCTTCGGCGCTGAATGTATCACCGGGCTGGCATTTCACAACCGTCTTATCACCGTCATCCCAGAACACGATGGTAGCCGGGTTGTGGAAGATCACATTGACGGGCATCGGCAGATGGCGAGAAGCAGGCTGACTGGCTTGGAGCTTCATTGCCGCATTCCAACCGTTGGAGAAAGGATCTCCGCTGGGAGCGAGATGGGCAACAAAGCCGCCGTCCGGCATACACAGGCCGCTCAGAAGCTCATCAACGAACCGTTCAGCAGTTACCGGGGGGGGTGCCATAACAGAGATGCGGGGAGCGATGTAGGGAGTGTGGATCATGTCGGGAATCATAGTTATTTCCTCCTATTCAGTGTGCATTGCGGTCACAGGCGTTCAACACCATGACCTGGTTCCAGATATCATTACCAAGCAGACGTTTGATTTTGCTAACCGTCTTACTCGGATTATCTGACTTTTCAACCGCATACGGCCACATATGCCAGCGGATCAGCAGCGCCACAGTAAGGCGCTGGTTAGGACTGAGATCGCCGGTATAGCAGAAGCTGTCATAAGCTCCTACACGCTCATGATGATAGAAGTGGGCGATCTCAGTGGGGTTGCCTTTGATGTCATGAAATACTTTAGTCTTCTCTTTGCCAATATCGTGCAACAGCGTGGCGCGGAGCAGAGCAGCATCGGCACCTTTATAGTGGCTGATCAGATACTGCCATGCCGTCATAGAGTGCTGACCAACCGTGTACTCATGGTGCGGGTTATCATGTTCCAGCTTGGAGAGACGAAGCATAAGGGTATCAATCTGGTCGTGGCGATCTTCGTCACCCACGATCCTGATTTCATCCCAACCCTCCGCCATCATGGGAACATCGAATTTGAAGTACATCTTTTGGATTACAGACTCCGGGACAGAACGTTCCCGATTATTGTTGCGCTCCAAACACACCTCATAGGGCGTCGCCATGAAAAGACATACTGTGCGCAAATCATGTTTGTGGAGCGCTCGGACACGATCAAGGAATCCGATACGGCGCTTGTAGTTGATATTGGTTGCGTCGTACACCACATCCTTGCCATCCACCAGATCCTGCAAAACCCTTTTGTGAAGGGTTTGGAAAACCAAGTCCTGTTGGGTTTGGTCGTTCTCGTCACCAAGAACTTCGGCACGGATCGCATCGCTGGAGTGGACGACGGCGTTAGGGATGCTTTCGGCAGTGAATGACTTCCCGCTACCAGGAAGGCCAACCATCATGTAAAACATCGGCATCTCATTCTCCTCCTTGGATTTCCTTTAAGAAGGATCGTTTGAGAATTTCAACGGTAGCCTTTTGCAGTACCTCATTGGCGTGCTGGTTGATCGAAACAGGCACCGTATCCATATAGCGCTTTTTGTCTTCGGTCATAGATTGAATTGCAGTGCTCATCAGTGCCCGTGCTTCTTTCAAAGAGTAGCAACCGCGCTTCACCTCTTTGAGATAATCACACTGGTTACTGATAAGACAGTCAGCGTAAGGCTCGCCGGCTTCGTAACGGGTCATAAACTCCCGCAGCCGCAGAGCATGGTGAAGCTGCTTCGGGTCATACCCAAATGCCTCAATCTTGTCCATTGTGGCAGGGTAGGGGTGCTCCATTGCCTTTTGCTTTTCCAGAGCCATACCCATAATGCAGTTCATCCCGGCGTAGTTGTTGTATCGGGCAATCTCTTCACGAGCGTCCAGAGCAGGCTGGAAAAGATCGGCATACTCCGGGTTGATGATGGAGTAAGGGGTGAACAGGATCTCAACAAAGTTGACATTCTGCTTCTTGATACAGTCAAACATGAGGCGGATGTCTTTGAAATCCACGTGTTCGTTATTCTCCATAATGTGGGTAGTGCTGAGAGGTTTGGCGTTCAACACGAAATCGGAAAAGCTGGGCAACATGATTGCCTTGGTGTCAATATCGCTACCCTCATAGTCAAGGTTATAATTCTGAGAACCTTGCAGGAAGAGGCCAACCCAGCCTCCCCTGCAATGCTCCAAGACGGGCACCAGATGTTCCCGCATCCGCGCCATAATCTTCTGGCGCTTCTGCTCATTCTGGATCAAAGTCGTCATCGTCATATCGCTCCTTTTTGATACAATCCCGGATCATTCTCCGGTATAGGCTTGAGTCGAACTGCTCCATATCTACCCAGCTTTGAAGTTGTTGATAAAGTCAAGAACGACTTTTCATCCATTCTGTTCTCCAACATCCTGAGCTTCTTCCATATCAGGCGCGGCGGCGGTGTCTTTGATCAGCCCCTCCAGCGCCTTGAACGCAAAGTTTTTATGCTTATAGGCGGCGAACTTGGGACGGTTGACAATGCGGCACACAACACCTTCCCGGACATGGGTATGACCGACAGGATCGGGGCCGTCGTAGAAATCCTCAGCCAGCTTCTTCACATACTCGCCGGCGTTCACTGCCTGCGGAGATCCAACATCGTCGGGGAGCTGGTAGAAGTCCGGGATGATAGTGCGGCAAAACACCTGGACGTATTTGACGCCCATCTGTTCGCAACGATAGCGCATAAAGTCGGGTGGATACTCCACTACATCGCCGTCTTCGTTGGTCATCGTCATGCGGTAAACAAAAAGATCGGACTTGGGATGTTCCTTGCCATCGGGAGCACAGCCATAGCTGAATGTGGTGGTTTTACCGTACTGTTTGGTAAACTCCTTGTCGTTCAGCTTAGAGTTGTTTCCGGGATTCATGATGGGCGCACCATCGTCAGTGAATCCAACAACCTCGTAGTAGACCGTCTCTCCTTTGTGGAGCTTTCCTTCAAAGACCTTGGCGTGTTTCTCGCGGAAAGCGTTATTGCCGTAGAAACCTCCCTCATCGAAGGTATCCAGAACCACGCGGCGGGTTCCGGTAACGTAGCCCCAGTCATAGATGGGTACCCGCTTGATCTTGGAACGAATCACGTTCGGGGTCTTGCGACTCTCATAGAGCCGCTTTTCCATACCGTTCCGATATTTGTAGCCCTGCAATACAGGCAGATAGCCGGTACGCTGAGAAGTTCCGTGCATTTTCAGGGTAACTTCTACCAGATCTCCGGCATGGAATGCGGAGAGGTTGTAGGCCAACTGCTCCGTGTCAGCGTGTTCTTGGAAGAGCGGGGAGATAGGATCAGAACGCTTACGAACACGATTACCACCCCCCCCACTACCGAAGGAACGTTTGACGGCGGGTACGTACTTCTCGCAGATAGTGATGCCGTTCAACACAGAGATCGTGTCACCCTCTTGGAGCTTCTTGATATCGGTAAAAGAAGCCAAACAGGAGAGAGGGAGGAACAGGCCGTCGCTCTTCTCGCCCCGGAGCTTGAGAGCCTTAATATTCCGCTTCTCCGGGTCAAGGTATCCGCCAGCCGGAGCACCGTTCTCATCCTTGCGCCGCAGCAGGTCATTCTTCTGTGCGAACTCCAAACCGAGTTTGCCATCGGTAGGGAAGTACACGCCCAGCTGATCGGGGTCGGTGCCGAGATCCACAATCACCGTATTGCCGAAGCATTCGCCACAGAGCAGCCGGTCGGCGTTGGTATGCTTCCTCAGATTATGAATCCTGGTAACATAGGCACAGTACATTATATTCACTCCTTGTTAATTTACTTTGTTGCTAATTAAGAATACATAGATTTCAGCTTATAAGAGACCTCCGCAATAGTCTCTGCTGCTTCTCGCATATCATCAACAGTGGTATCGAATCCCATTGAGATACGCACAGTGCAGGCCGCATCTTCATCAGACATTCCAATGCCACGCAAAACGTGGGAGGATTTAGCACTGGCAGCACTGCACGCAGAACCAGCAGAAAGGTAGATATCCAGCTGATCCAACAGAAGAAGCAGAGATTCACTGTTGACACCAGGGATGGTCAGGCTTATGATGTTAGAAGAATAGTCCTCGTTATCACCGTTGATATAGAACTCCCCAGGCATTCTTAACCCCAAATCAGTTAAGAATGTATCTCTGAGCAATCCCCATCGTAGCTTCCAGTTCTGGAGGCGTTCAGTAACGATTTCTGCTGCTTTGCCGATTCCTACAATTCCCGGAACGTTCTCGGTACCACCACGCATTCCGTTTTCCTGGCCTCCACCGATAATCCACGGGGATTTGCGGATAGAATTGCTGATATAAAGCACACCAACACCCAGAGGAGCACCGAACTTATGACCGGACATAGAGCAGAAGTCAATTCCGCAGTCCTTCACGTTCATATTCACATGGCCTGCCGCCTGCACAGCATCGGCATGGAATACGGCATGATACCTTTTGCAAAGGGTTCCGATTTCTTTCATAGGATTGACAGTGCCCAGCTCATTATTTACCCACATGATAGAAACAGCCGTCGAACGTCCATCACGAGGTAAATAGTTAGACTCAGCAGTATGGGCATCCGATAAAAAACGTTCCAGGTCATTTAGATCTATGCTACCATCTTTGTGGACTTTGATATAATGGCGATGACAGTGCGCAGACATAGGTTCCAGAACCGAATCGTGTTCCAGAGCAGTTGTTAAAATCAAGTCGCCGCCAAAGTTTTGCAACCACGCATTGTTCGACTCTGTGCCACCAGAGGTAAAGAACACCTCTGAGGGATCGGCACCAATCATTTTGGCGACCTGGCGGCGGGCATTTTCAACAGCTTCACGAGCTTTGACACCTTGGGTATGGAGGCTTCCGGGGTTGCCTACATGATCGGGTCGGAGCCAAGGGAGCATAGCTTCCAGAACCTCCGGGAAAACCGGAGCATTGGCAGCATTGTCGAGATATACCACGTATTTCACTCCTTTGATAAAGGAGGCTCAGAGCGTAGACAGCTACTTGCTACTCTATCGTTCTGAGCCTCCTTAATGGTTTACTTTGTTGCTTATGCGGAGATAATAGGACGAAGGGCATCGTCCACCTGCTGATACCGCTCCGCGTTGATGGCCTCCAACAGGCAGTCATAAGGATCAGTCCGGCCGCTCATCACCATCTTGGCGATATTGGGGGAGAAACCGCTGACCAACGCAACGCCCAGATTGTTCTCCTTAACAGGAATGGTGCCGCTACGGGAGTTGACATTCCAGAATACCAGACGGGGGATCTGATACCCGGCTTCCGCATACTGCTGGGCGATTACCTCAAACAGGCGGGGAGTAGGAGTGACCACTCTGCTATATCCCCACCTATCACGGGAGATTGCGCCGGTGGTTGCATAACCATCGAACTCCATATCAGAGATGATAAGGATGTTCGCGGGAAGATCGCTCTGATCCATGTGCTTGTTGATCGCCGTAGTGAGGATCAGGTCGAATACGGCCTCGATGTTGGTGTTGGCAACCTCGTTATGGGTAGCCGCGATCCGCAGTTTCTCACGAAGGTTCTTGCCTCTGCTCAAATCGACCAGCTGAGGATGTTCAGAGAAGGTGATGTACTGATCCTTGAACTGACCGGAAGAACGCTCGGCGAAGTAGATCGCCAGAGAGTTTGCTACTTCCAGCGCAGACACATCAGTGTTGCCGACTCTCACTCTCATACTACCAGAACCGTCGGCCACCACGATGGTGTTACCACAGCCCTGCACCGTATCGGGGAGGTTCTTCCACAGCACTTCCAGATTGGTGTCGGTGCTGTCGGCATAACCGTACCGATGTACGATGTCATGCGGGAAGAGAACAGAAGCGTTGATCTTGGCCTCGCCTTTCTCCACAGCACCCAGGAATGCACGTCGGCGATCCTCGTCGTGACGGAGGAAAGCGCTGTTGTACTGCAGGTTGGCACGAGAGGGAACACGCTGATAGTCGATTTCCTCCCACTGCTTGGCGGTCATCTGCTGCTCCACAACAAGCAGGTAACGGGAGAGATTGGCGAGGGTATGCTGATACTGGCGCTCGGTCATGCCGACAGCCTTCCGCAAGATCTGGGCATAATGCCGGGTCTGCTTGGAAGAAGTCTTACAGCGAGGCATCCACTTTGCCAGAAGAGAAATAGACTTGCCCTCTGCCGCATTTTGGGTGTCGTCATAAAGCTGCCCTTTGACCAGACCGGTCACGCAGTCACACGCAGGCGTATCCAGCAGACACCACAGATCGTCCCAACGACCGTACTCAGGCACCAGTGCCACCACAGGGGCGACGTACTCGGGAAACTCCTTCGCCAGAGGCACCATGCAGGCACGGAACAGCCGGCGCTCACCCAGGCCACCACGGACATCACGAGCATAAAAGAGCCATTTCATTGCCATCAACTTGTCCTCGAAGAACGCCTTAGTGAAGCGCTGAGAGATGTCGTGCTCGCTGGCGCTACGGAGAGATGCCACAGCGAAATTGAGATCCAGGAGAGCCTTGCCGGTAGTGCGGAAGCCGACTGCACCGTTCTCGGTGACAGAGACATTGCACTCGTTATTCAGCGTGCTCTTGATCCCATCCATAAAGTTACTCATTATCTCTTACCTCCTATATTGAGATACCCAGGACACACTTTTTATTTACTGTTGCTGTTTATGCCCAGAGAAATGGAGCGGCAGGTAGGACTCGAACCTACGAATGGCAGCTTGGCTTCCTTGAACATTGCTGTTAGCGAAACTCCTCGTTTCGCATTGTAATAGGGCTGCTGTGTTGACCACTTCACCACTGCCGCATGAAGCTCGTCTTTCCGAGCCGTCACAACCCAGTTCAAGATATTTGGGTTGAATATCTGGCGTTTACCGTCAGCATAGACATAAACGATCCCAAAGCCCTATGCCTATCCGCCCATTAGCAGGGACGGCTTCTGCTTGTGCCAGGGGTGGGACTCGAACCCACGACCACGGGATTAACAGTCCATAGAAAGTTGCTGTAAGCGTCTCAACAAGACACGCATTAGTACGCGCTCTGTCCGACTGAGCTACCCTGGCGTACGCCCCGCCGTAGCGGGGCTATTTTGCATGACCCCTCTTATGTGCATTTTCTACTCAAACCCAGCCGTATAATACGGCAAACAGTTATACCGATCGGTTCGGCTTCCCGCACTATTATGGCTGGCGGCGAACCAGGTTTTCACCGTACTGTAAATTATCGGGGTCGAGATAATGACATACGGCAAGGAACAACAGACAAGCAAACCCATATTCAACATTAGTCTGTCGCACCTCCTCTTTTTTGTGACTACACTAAGTAGCTTGTTGCAAGGAGTGGGACTCGAACCCACGACAATCAGTTCCCTTTTTACATAGCTGTTAGCGCAACTGGGGGAGGGGAACGTTACGCATTTTTTATACTGGCGCTCTACCAACTGAGCTATCCTTGCATGGCGGGAGGCTTTTTCATTGCTGTCTGCGTTGCTCTGTACGCATACGAATACGGAAACCTCCCAGAAACCGCTATATCCGTAAAATGGCTCTTTGCCACGTGTGCGGGACACATTCTCATTTCCAAAGCAGGTAATGTTGATGGTTGCTGTTAGTGCCCCAATTCGTTACTGTTCATTCATCGTCGCATTCATTACTGTACTGTCATCCGAAGATGACTTAGGGCTTGTCTCGTATTCTATTCATGGCTTTCTCCACATACCCGGCGCTGGACGCCGCTGCCGCTGATCACTTTGAATCACAGAACGATAGCCAGGAACTTCTTCATGACACACACAACCCTTCTTATAGATTGATGACGGTTTTTTTAGGAGCTACGGAGTCGAACCGTAAGCAAAAGTTTTGCAGACTTTCAAGGTAAAATTGCTGTGCGTGTCCACCGTCGATTACACGTTATGAGCTGCCACCGGACGCTCCCATGTCGCCCGTCTTTCCGGGCCGTCAGCGGTCTTTCCCGCCGTCAGAGAGAGGAGGTGATAAAGAGTTCGCCGCTATTGCGGCTTGGCGGAGGGGATGGGACTCGAACCCACACACCCTTTCGGATTACTAACAGTTTAGCAAACTGCTTCCTTACCAGTTAGGATTACCCCTCCACGCTTTTCAACGAGACGCATTGAGTCAAAGTAAAAGTTTGATAGTTGTAAAATTGCTGTTAGCGCCTCATACTCCGGTTAGTCAACCGAATGAATTACTCACTCACGCTCTCTGCGGGACTGGTATCCAGGAGCTTTGCGAAGTTGGCGATGATGGCGGTATTGTTCTTCCGCTGCTGGGACATGGCGGCGCGTGTCGCGGCCAGTTCCTTGGAATAGGTGTCGATCTCAGCCAGGTCGTTGTCGATCTGCTGGTTGATACCCTCCAGCTCATTCATTGTTCTGGTAACGATGTCTACCGCCTCGCTTGCCTGACGAGCCAGACGAGCAACCTCAGTCTGCTTTTCCTGCAGGAGATCGCGGGTGACAGGTACGGGGACGGCGTTTTTACGGGATCTCATTGCTTTCACTCCTCTTACAGAATAATTTTCTTTGTTGCTATCCAAGAACTAAATGGCCGAAGCCATTTAGTAGAATAGTTGCTTGTAGAGCTTGTAGTCTCTGATCCGGGCTGTGTGCTTGACCTTGCTGGACAGATCCTCGCAGAACACCTTAGACGCAAACTCCGGGTCTTCCAGATTGAACTGGGTACTCTCGCATTCCAGCAGATGAGCACGGTAGAATATACCGGACTGGTGTATTACGTTGTACCGTAGCGAGTAGGCACCGTCCATCAGGGTATTCAGACGATTTACCAGACCCTGCATCTTAGAGACGTTGATCTTGCTGTTCCGCTCCGTCCGAATTAGGTTATCTGAATAGACATAGGCACGGAAGATTACGCCTCTGGCCTGCTGGTAGTATCCCTCTGCATCCCTCAGACGCTTGAATATCTGCAAGATTTCAAACGGCATCTCGGTCTTCTCACCGTTTAACATCACGCCGTCATCAAGCACATCTTCCTTGGGGAAATTGATGATCTGCTCTTCGGTCAATCCAAACCAAGCCAGGTAAAGAATTACAGCGGGCAGGTCAAACAAGGTTTCATCGTAGCACTCGGACACTTTGATGGAATCCTGGATTGCCTGGTGAAGCATACCCAAGTTCTTGTAGTATTGCACTCCGCTGGTCTCGTTGATTTTCAGGTCGTCCACAGTGACGGAGGCCAAAATGCTTTCCTGTTCTGCCGGCAGCACGCCATTGGCAATCAGGTATCGCACATAGCTCATCACATGGCTTTTATAGTTGAAGAAAATGCTGGTGTGACGAACCCTCATGGAGTTGAACATGGACACATACTGTTCCTTAGTAAAGCCATTGTCCAGCGATTGGCCTGTCTGCTCTTCATAGGCCAGAACCTTTTTCCAGGCGATATCAAAGTTTTTCTTGACGCCTACCTTAGCATAGCCGCCGTCCGGGTCTTCAAAGAATTTGTTACGGATCATATTCCCCTCTCCAATCCGTTCAAATCATTTTCTGTGTTGCTATCTTACCATACGTAGCTGAGATTGTCAATAGCAAACAAGAAAATTATTTGCGAAATTTTTCGGGGACATCCGCTTCACCTCACTCTGTCGCCGGCACGTCCATCATATGCTTACACAGGAACTCACGATCCGTTACGGACAGGGAAGAGAGGATTGTCAACAGCCGATCCGGGCCGGTCACGATCTTTCTCCATTCCGTATAATGAGCTTGCCACACACCGAGCCAATACTGAGCAAGGCCGGTAGCATCTTGGTTTTGCTTGAAAAACCCATCCAGCAAAGCGATAATCTCTTCACTGGACGCTTCGAGAGGACGCTTGATATCCTTGCCCTTCCCATGCGCAACCAGAACCAGGCGTGCGCCTTGAGCCAGCTGGACGTTGAGGTAGACATAGGCACCAGAGGACGCTGACATCTGTACGGGGAGGACACCAGTGTACGGGAGCTTAATGTCCGTCTCGCTGATACTCCGCATCCCCACGGCGCTGACATCTAAATCATATTTGCCGAAGTTTGCTGCCATACTGTTTACGATGTGCATTTTTACGCGCCTCCAAATAAGTATTAGGTTGACTAAACTGAAAACGTGTGATATGATATAATCAACTTCACGAATATGTTCGTGTCTGGTATTTACTATACCAGCTTGCTTTCGTGCTGTCAAGTGCTTTTCACGAAAAAATTCGTGACATTCAAATTCTCTGTTTGGAGGTGTGTTATGGACTCTGTCATTTTTACAAGGATTAAAGAATTGTGTGCTGAAAATAACATCACAATCAACAAACTGGAATCCGAACTTGGTATGAGCCAATATTCTATTGGAAGGTGGAAAAGCTCTACCTCTCCAACCATTGATAAAATCTCCAAGATCGCCGAGTATTTCCATGTCTCCATTGACTACCTGGTAGGCGCTTCTAATGTGCGCTCTACTGCCGATACCATGCTTGGCGACCCCGACTATATTACCCTCCAGCGAGCCAGAGAGCGCATGACTGAGCAGGATAGAAACCGCATGATGGGTATTCTGAAAATCGGATTTGACTACGCTTTTTCCGATGAGAATGATCCGCAGCAGAAGAAGTCCGTTTTATTGGACACGGAATAAGTTATAATATGCACTCATGATGTCTCCGTGTAGCGAAAGGAGGGCAAAATAGTGAGGAGTGTTTTTGTACAGCGTAAGGTCTTGGAGCTTTACCAGGACATGGATTCTGTATCCTATCCTATCCAACCTGAATTGCTCTTGCAGTGCATCCCCAAAAGCTGTCGTATTTTGTCGTATCAGGAAATGGCCGAAGTCACTGGATGCACTGTCCAAGACGTTGCCGTTCTATGCAAAAGCAATTCTGGAGCGACGCACTACGATCCAGATACAAACCGTTATCTTATTCTCTACAATGCTGAAATGAACGCTGGCCGTATCCGGTGGACTTTGGCGCATGAGATCGGCCATATCTATATAGGCCATCTGGAAGTCATAGAGGGAGCCGAAATCGCCTACAATGAGCAAAGGGGCTTCTATGACCAGTTCGAGAGCGAGGCAGACTACTTCGCCTGGAATTTACTTGCTCCGCTTCCTATCCTGCGTGAAATGGGTATCCGTTCCGCTTCTGAGATCAAGGCAACATACGGGCTGTCCAATCAAGCGGCAGCACTTCAATTCGACCGATACACAAAATGGTGCAGAGGCCATGTCAAAACGGCATGGGAAAACGGAATGCTTCGTATATTCCGCAGTAAGTACATGGCCTAAATGAACCGCCCTCCGAAGAGGGCGGTTTTATTATTAGCTGATCTTCTGCTCTCCCCAAGAGATTTTGAAGTTTCCGTCCTCGTCTGCCTCACGAGACATCAGCAGGCTCATCAGGTCATAATCCACGCCAAAGCGGTCATACACCTCATCCAGATCTACGTCCTGCCCCTTCATGAAAAGGTTCAGTTTCTCTTTGGCGAGCACCATTTGCATCTGGTTGGACTCAATGCTTCCAGAGTAAGTAACAAAGTAGATGTCTTTCCAGTCCGTAGAGGTAAAGCGAACAAACCGCATATAGAACTGGCTCATCCGCGCATTGTTGTAATGCAGCTCCGGGATGATAACTTTGTTGACGAACTCAAAGTTGACAGAGGAGGGGAGGCACTGCTGGGTACAAAGGAGAATGCCGTTTCCGCTTTCTTTCAGAGTATTTTTCAGCTTCCGACGTCCGGCCAGAGTGGTGGTAGAGCCGGTCACGACAAACAGCTTCCGATCCGGGAATCTCCTGCGGATTTCATTAGCGTATGCTTCCACCACGTTCTTATGGCGGACACCAATAACTACAATCTCATCCTTCCATTCGCCCACCATGTCACAAACCTTCCGAATTTTGACCGGCGTATTCGGGCTGTCGTATTCCTCCACAGTGTTGGGTGCAGCAGAGATACGGAGCAACAAAGTAATCTGCTGGATCAGCGCCATCATGCTATCCTTGCGGCTATTCCCGGTAAGGGCGAAGTACCGCTGGCGCATGGAGAAAAACTCTTCCATGGCCTTTTGATAGACTTCACGCTCTGCAGGAGCGAATGAAACTGGGGTTTGATGAAGTCTACGTATCTCTTTGCCGGTGATCTCCGCGAAAGTCCGGGTGATGACCGAGTAAGAGAGGAGCTTGTTCAGGACATCCGCATTGTAAATGTCCTGGGTTTTCTTACCCACTCCGAAAACGGTGATCCGCTCAGGCAGATGGGATTCAGCGAACAGACTGTATCCAGCTTTATAAGCAGGGAAGGGCTGGCCGTAGTAAGGATTACTTGAACAGTTCAGATATTCCTCACAGTCATCCTTCTCATAGCAATACAAATCTTCTGCCCAGGAGAGCATATTGTAAGAGTTGTTATAAAGCAGCTCAAGCTGAGGCGCACATTCCGAGATGTTGTTCCGGGTAACAGTGCCGGTCATTTCCAGCTTAAACCGCACTCTCCGAAAACAATCCAACACAGCCTTTGTGCGCTTGCTATCCGGGTTGGTCATCTCGTCGGACTCATCGAACACCAAGCACACGTTCTGGTTCCGCATTTTGATATGGCGCTTGATCTGCTTACGGTACTTGGTAAGCATATTCAAGGTGATGATAACGAACTCCCCATCCTGTACTTTGTCGAGGTCGGCGAGGCACTTTATCATCCGATAGTTGGTCATGCCATAGTTTTTGAACACCAGATCCCAGTTGTTCTTGATGGAGATAGCAGTGGACACCACCCACACGTTACGAGCGCCCTGACGCTCCATCCGATACCGGCCTGTGGAGATGCCGGCCAGCGTCTTGCCACCACCCTGTTCCCACTGTAACAGATGATAACGCTTCTGAAGAACGAGGTTCAGGTCGTGCTTCTGGGTGTTATTGAGGTAAATCCACTCCTCGTTCTCATTGTCATAAACGGTAAAGTCATCCAGGAACTGAGCGATCCCGGCGTCCTGTTCCATCTCGGTAAAAGGTTTCGTCTCTCGCTCATAGTCGCGCTGCTTACGACGAATAAGGCGGGCATACTGTTCAAGACCTGTATCATCCGCTTGTCCAGAGGCAAGGGCATAGAAGGGAACGAACTGTTTCATGCCGTCGCTCATGCTGTTCTGTGCCTTTTTGCTGTACCCTTTGTAAATCAGCCCTCCATCCTGCTTGACCAGTCGTACCACATCTTGGCTGGGCTTCTTATGCTGAGACTTGATAACACGACGAAGATAGGCCAGTACCTTAGCTTCCGTAATACGGATTTTTGCCCATTCCTCATACTTCATATCCTTGGGTTGTTCCTGATGGCGGAACTTGTAGAGATATTCCTGACACTTGGCATATTTGTCTATCAGTTTGGGGTTGGACTTGATATGGAACATCAGCTTCCGCACTTCATACTCGAACGCATTATCGCTCCCACCCATCGACACCAGCTTAACGCGGGCACTGTTGCTCCGCATCCGCTCTCTGGCCGGGGCAACGACTTCCTTACGGACGATCTCAAGCAGCTCTGCCGCGTTATTCATGTCGGTCAGATTAAACCAGTTGGCGCTGTTCAGAGCATAAGGTTCTCCCTTGTCGGCAGTGTCCAGCTTCTTCTGCCAAAAGAGTATCTTGGTAGCGTAGCTATCCACGCCAAGAGATTTGAACGCATCCTTCTGGATGGAGACCTGACCCAGGAAAGAGAAATCTTTTGCCAGTTCGGAAATTTTCGCGCCGTCCAAATATTCGTCGGCCAGGAAAGACGCCGGCACCACAATCGCCATAATGCCCAGAGGCTTCAGCAGCTTCGCCGCTTTCAGGCAGTAGTACATCTGAGAGATGATCTCGCCACCCTCCGTCTCCCATTTCAGATTGAACGGAGGGTTGCCCACTACATAGTCAAACCGCATATTCGGCTGATAGAAACGGATATCACGGTGTTCCAGATTAGCGGCGGGGTAAAGATAGTGCGCTACTTTGTGTGACTTGATGTCCAACTCACAGCCGTAGAAGTTTGCCTCCAGCGGCATGAAGTTACAGAAGTTGGCGATGCCAGAGGTGAGGTCTGCTACCGTTTCGTCCATAGCAGGGGACAGCGCCTCCATGATAAACTGGCAAAGAGCGGGAGGCGTAAAGAACTGACCGTTCTCGATCTCCTTCTTAGCCTCCGCATACTCATGATAGTTGGCAAAGTCAGAGCGTTTCAGGCCATGCAATCCACCGTCTCCGGTATAGGCATTATAGATATCCTCGCGGGAGATCCCAGACTGTTCGGCCAAATCCTGGTCTACCAAATAGAGGATCTTGTCGTTCAACTCCTGTCGGGCTTCCTGGGGAATCGGTTCATTAAGGTATTGATACTTCATTCTTTCACCTGCTCTATCTTTCTTTTTCTGGAAAGAGGCTTTTATGCGGAGCCCTCTCAGAACCGCGCCCCTCACTTCTATTACAGAAAGAAAAGGGGGATTGCTAACCGGTCAAGCTCTTTTTCTTACCTGATACCACTTTGTAACGCAGTCTCCAAAAAGCGGGCAGGCGCGAGAACAAGGATAATTGACGATCTTCTTTTCATCCAAAAGACAGGGCATACTGTCTCTGGAGGCTCCAAGATCAATCTCACTTTGCCGGAGCAATTTATCCGTAAACCCATTGACATACCTGTTATCATCTCTCACTTGGGCTAACTGAAATAAGGTGTAGATACGCTCCGAAAGATTGGGGTCACGTGTGGCATATTGCTGAAGAAGCTGGCGCAGCTCATATCCGGGCTTGTCCGCGCCCGCCATATAATCAAACAGCGCCTCTCTCAAAATCATTTCCATCAGCTTTCCGGTGTAGTCTTCCTTCGGACAAGCGCACTCAGCGCTCATGTATGCAGCGATGGCCTCCAACGGCGGAGCATTTTCGCCCGCGAGTTTGCAATGCCCCTTGCAGCACATGATGATATTACAAGTTCTCTGTTCCATAACCTACCTCCTTTTTGCTCAGATAGTTTCTTGTAGCCCTCGCTACACCCTCCAAAAAGCGGTTCCACTCCATGTTATATTCACCTGCCGGCCATTGGTGGAAGTCCCGAAGCATAGGCCAAACTGTGGCAGAAATTTCCACGTCGTTCAGGAGTTTTACCAATGGTACAAAATTGGTAATCCTCAGCCATGCGTGGCAAATATATAGCACCCGTTCCTCCATGTTGGTGCGCGGATCAATCTTTCCGGTGGAGTGCGTTTCTGAAAAGTAGTCGTTATGCTTGATATATAAGTCGTCACCTTTTAGGAATAGCTGGCACTGACATATTCCCTCAAAAGGGACAGAAGCGAATTTCCTAACGCCTCTGATTTCTTTCGGCTTTGGGAGCTTGCCGCCAGTGCAAAGCACTTGGTATTCCGACTTCGGGAAAAGAAACTGTTTACAAAACGCAGCCGGATTAGATAGGGTCTTAGTGATTGGAGCGACCAGTGCCCCGGATTTCCAGAATTGATACTGGCACAAGTCGTACCACATTCCGTCGCTGATATCTCGGGAAAGCATCGCCAAACAGATGCCCGCCGACGTGTTAAACCTGAGAAGATAAACGGTAGAACCTTTGCGTTCCGCCGTTTTACAATCGTTGGCGGCAGCAAGCATCCGCTCAATGTACTCCACATGAGATTGGTCGGTATGTTCCGTAATTGTGGCGTCCGGGTAGCTCTCCTGGGCTTTCTCTTGGGTGGGATAGTAGAGCAGCAAAGTGTGGCCGTCTGCGGTTTGCACCTTAAACCGTTTCAAAATTAACACCTCCAAAATTTTCGTCTCCCACCTTAATTACAGACGGGAGACGACGGATGCTAACCTTATCTCTCAATAGTAGCGAGAAGATTTTGGATATGAGCCATTTCTTTGCCCCGTTCCACCGTTTCACCCCGGAAGCAGTGACCGCAGTATTCCCAAATACCATTCGGCCACTCTCCACCGACCTTACGGAAGGTGGCATAGATGCTCCGCCATTCGCCGGTCTTTTCATCCAGCTTGCTGGAGTACGGCTCGCCCATCTGAGAGCACCGGGCACTCATACAAACAGGTGGCAGACAATCCATTGCATTGTCCACTACGGCCTGAGTCACAAAGTCACCGGGCTTTGCGGTGGCGTAGTCGAAGTCATCCTCATCTATGACTTCCTTTCCGTCCCAGACCTGCTTGGGCTTGGGAGCGATGGTGGACACGTCCAGCAGATGAGCGCCAGAGATATTCCGCTTGACCTCCCACACCTCATCCATGTCGCCAACTAAGTTATACAGCTCCTTATGGCTATGGGCGACATTCAGCCGTGACCCAGGCAGGTTATTGGCCTGCTCCGGGAGAGGCACGCCATTGACAGTAGCATGGTAACTGGCAGTGATGTAGGAGATCACCTTGAGGAAGTCCGCCATGTTGCTCACACTGCTCATAGCCTCCATAAACTCAGGCCAAGTATGGTCGCAGGCTCCAAGGCCGAAGCGTTCCATTTCAGCCTTGTCGCCGTTATATTCCTCGGAAACGATATAGCTGTCATTCAGATCGTTCCAGAAAATCACTTTCCGTCTGGTCATGTCAAACTCTCCCCACATCGAAAGTATAGTTGCTTGTAGCAAGTCCCCAGAATTTCGTATCCTCGCGTCTCTCACCCGAATATACCGCATTGATACAATAAATCTCGTTCCCTACCATAATGTCCATGCTTCTTCCTGTTTTGCAAACAGTTCTCAAAACTCGTTCTGCGAGACATTTATAGATGCCCAGAGACAAGAGCTTTTCAAGTGCGTCTTCAAAACTCATAACATCCTCCTCCTGTCAAGGCCGGCACGGCAGCAGAAATGCCGGCTCGTCCCAGTTGACACTATCTTGCTCGTCACGCCCGCACCGCTTATACACCAGCAAGCACGGATACGGCGTCCGCATTGTGTCGCTGCTCCCCATATAGATGTTACGATACGGCCCAACAGCCTCCAAAATGTCCAGATAGCGATAGGCGTCGAAGTAACTCGTCATAGGAGCATCGTTCTCGTCCTTGGTGGTAACGGTAATCTTCGGGAAGAGGGGCTTCCCCAAATTCTTCATATCCCTCCACTCACGGATAATCTTTTTGCAATCATCCACAGTGGGCGGCGAAACAACCAACGAAGCGTTCGCGTCCTTGAGATAGTCCTGAACGTATTTATCATACGTTTCCGTCCGATCACCTACGGAGATTCCCTCGGGCTGTTCCGCAAACAGCACCACCATAGTTCCATCTGTTATGGCAAAATGCTTCTCGCTGGGATGAACACCAGCCAGAGCCTCCGACTGGGTTTCGTCATATCGGGTCTGCTCCCGCCCTACAATCCGTTGTAGGGCGGAGAGCTGCTTCTTTGTCAGTTTCATGCCGGGTTCCTCCTCAAATACTGTCCCACAAACTCCTGGACAAAAGCGACACTGCGGAACTTGATATCCACACGGCCATTTTTGAACAGCTTGATATTTTTGACCTTGCTCATGTACGCGATCTCAAACTGGTTTTCCTTGGTATCGTACTTGAAAAGCTCCGGGAACCAATTTGCGCCGTCCCTGAACTTCCCAGTCTCATAGTGTGCCAGCGCATTCAGAATGGTTTTCAGGGACTCACTGGGCTTATACTCAGGGACAGGACTGCTCATCCATTTGTTTTCATCACAATATACCCACGATCCGGTCAGGCGGAGCACATCGTTCTTGATCTCGAACTCTTCCACATACTGATCGGAACTCCAGTTTCTGTGATGAGACGCGTCCCAACACAACCGAAGAAACTCATTCATGGCTCGCTCCTGGAATGAGAATCCGCCCAGCTGTACAAAGATCTCATCCACAACCTGTTCATACCGGAGAGGGAGAGTACGCAAGGACTGTTCAAACTTATTCTTTTCAACCTTATAGGCGTCCAGCTTTTCCCGATAGGAGGCGATCTCGTCTTCGGTCATGTTCCGATATCCGCCCCAGGGCAAATCCGGCTCCTTCGGGCCAGTGGGAATGAGATGTTCCTCAATCTTGCTCTTGTCCAGCTCAACACTGTACTTGCGGCTGAAATAATTGACGACAGCCGAAATGAATGTGCGGTTTCTCTTCTTCATGGTGTCGTAAACACTGTCTACGTCACAATCGTTTCCCACATACCGGTCGATAAAGTCGTCGTCTGCGGTCAGGATTCCAGCCTGCTCTGCCTTGGCTGCGGCCATCGCCTCAGCAACCTTCTGGAGCGCCGGCCCAGCCTTATCAAAGGCTTCCTGCTGGCGGAGACAAAACGCCTTGTCATCCTCGGAAATTCTGTTGTCCGCCTTGATCTCGACGGCGGAGAACTTCTCCATCAAATTCATCTTTCTTCCTCACTTTCATTTTTGTTGTATCTACGAACAACGGTATCGGAGTATTTGTTGGCGTGCCTCACGGCCACGTGTTCCAAAATCAGCTTCACGGCCACGATGACAAGCCCAAAGAGGATTTCCATATCAGCCCACCTCACTTTATGGGGTGAGGCTTTTTATAGTGGAGCCTCCCAGACCACTACATTTTCAGAATGAAACTACTATTTGCTAACCTTTTCTCGGAAGTTTTCGTTGAACTGATCCTTGTAGGCAGCAACGCCGTTCCAGTCATCATACACGATCTTTTCCGTCTGATCTCCCAGCTGGAAAATCAAGTTAGGTCTCGGCTTTCTACCATCCTCCGGTACCCGGCGCTCGCCGCACAGATACCACTTGGCAAAACGCTGGTTGGCGTATACCTCGCGCAGATAGTAACGCTGTGTCTCGATGCCCCGGTAAACCTCTCGGCCTGTTCCGTCTTCGATGCCGACGAACATAACCTTGATGACTTTCTCAGGATTGCGTTCCAGATCGTTGTACCAGGAATTTTGAGAACACTTCATAAACCACTCGTCGCAGACCTCAGAGTGCTCCAGCTTTGCGTTCTGCTCGATGTAGGCCAGCCCCAGCCGGTCGAACTCATCCTGTTTCATGAAGGACTCTGCCACGTGTCCGGCGTCATCCTGGTATATCAGCTTTACACGGTCTGCCAGACACGCCTCGGCGTTCATTCCGACGGCATTGAATTTTTCGTAATCCTGTGGGGTTATGACAGCAACCGTAATCTTCATACTGTTACCTCCTTATACTCAAATCTTAACGGTTCCACTCGGGCTATCCAATCAGGGGTTCCGTTCATCGGCAAAAACATAGTGGGGAGAATAGAGGCTCCCAGCATTCTTGATGTAGTATCTCTTTCGGTTGAACGTGATGTACTGTCTTCCGCCATCATCTATGATCGGCCTTAACTTTTCTGTAATACCATCAGAAACAAGTAGCTTTGCATAGGGGAGAACTCTCTTGTTCCCAAATATCGGAATTGTGTAATCGCATATTTTCTTAATGACTAACATATCTCTGTCTCCTTAATATCGCTTGACCCGCACTTTCAAACCGTACCTCTTGGCAAGCTCGATCATGTGCTTGGTACCACGACTTTCACCGTTCCAGAATGCGGCCAGAGCGTCGGCGTTCTGTGCCATCTGCTCATTGCGTAGGTATCCAGCTCGCTTGCCGTATAATTTCCACTGGGCGGGGTAATAGTCAATGGCGTATCCCTTTTCCATGGCATACTGTTCACCCAGCGTATCAGCGCCCTTGGCCTGTCCACAAACAACGGTGATCTCATCCGTAATATTGCAAAGCAGTTTATCCATGGTCGCTTTCAAAAGCTGGTAGTCATCAAAGTCTCGCCCTCCGGCGATGATAACTCGAAACACATTGACCACCTCCTCACTATATTTACAGACCGTTAGTGTTTCTTGCTAACCAAAGCAATCAACTTTTCCAGCTGCTGTGCAACTGGATCAGTGATCGTCACCAGTGCATAATCCCGTTTGTAGTAAGGTTTACGGTGCTCTTTATCAGTGTACCAGCGGTATGTATGAATGTTGGATTCCGCGTACTCCCGTCGTGCCCAGGCTGTTATACGTTCCACCTCGGCAACAAACACTCCGCCGAATTGACTGTTACTCTTCCGATAGACTCGGAACATATATCCATATTCACCCTGGCCTGCAATACTCGAATTGGCCTGCTCGTCCAAAGGAGCGGGACGTAACCGCCCCAGCTCCACCAGCTCATAAACATACTTGGGGATTTTCATGCCACATCCTCCTTCTCGAAGTAGAACGGGACGCCGGCTTGGAAGGGGTAAATCGTAAAGTCGTGGTCACTCCACACTCGCATTGCATGACGGCAAGGCTTATCCTTGGGAAGAACAATCCGCTTCTTGCCGCCAAACATGATTTCGATATGATCGTCGGCGTATCGGTTCTCAACTTCCAGCAGCTTGAAGATATAGGACTTCGCGGTTTCCTTGACTTCCATGACATACCGATATGCCTGAAAGACATTGCCATCATGCTCGGATTTGTAACGTCCAGGCCGTAACATAAACACACCTCACTTTTGAATAACTAAGGGAGTATAGAGCCTCCCATCTTGAATATATGAGCCATCGTTAATGAACTCGAATTTGGTAGCATGGACTCTATTGACCTCGGCCATAACCTGCTTCCAAGTGAGGTTCCCACGATCAATGTAGATTTTCCAAAGAGCGCCGCCACCGACAAATTCATACTCTTTGAAAATTACATGAGGGAAACAGCACATTTTCAAACAGGTATCCAGCCGGTCAACATCTCTCTGGTTCTGATATTTAACGACCATCAGCCGTCGCTTTTGGCTTATGCGTTTCATATACTCACCTCCACACTGTATTTACAAATCGTTCTGTAATTTTGCTAACCAAAAAAAGACGGGGATAGATTTCTCCATCCCGTCTTGTTCTGTTCTTATCGTGCGCCAACGCCTGCCAGCAGAGAGGCCATCTTGTCCATCATGGCATGGCCGTCCATGATTCGGCCCCAGTTGTTCTCCTGGTAGTTGGAGGTCATGCGGCGGGGAGCGGTATGTCCAACCATGTCGCTCATCGCGTTCAGTGCGCCCCAGGCAGTCCCCTTGAACTTGAGAATGTCCGGCGCAAAGTAGCAGATCATGTACTCTTCACGGGCTTTCGTCGCGTTCCGCTTTTCACGCTCGCTCATATCCTCCGTGGCCGGGAACATCTCGTCCAGAATTTTGGCGATCTGCTCATCGGTGACGGTCTTGTTCGCCATCTGGTCGGCGTACACAGCCAGCTTGTCCATGTACTTATTCGCCATGTCCAGGCACATCCGCGCCTCCTGGAGCTTGGCCTGAATATCGCCGGTATGCCGGACAGACCACGCACGCTTTGCGCCATTCAGTGCGATGTTCAGAGTGTTGTTGCAAACCACCCGGATAGGCGTCATACACACGCGGATAGCGCCGCTGCCGTCGTGGGTGTTGGAGAAGCACAGATACGGCTCGGTCTTATCGCCGACGATCTCCGTATCGGGCAGTTTTGCCAGTAGCCAAATCTTTCGGCCACCCATAAGGCTTCCCGCCGTCTCATAGTGAACCTGACCCTCTCCGCCGATCAGAGCGTCGGTGAACGCAAATGCCTCCGCGTTCTGCACCACCTGATACCGGTCACTGACCACGCCCAGCACTGCACCGTCGCTGCTTCGCACATTAGCGAAGAAGTTGTCTACCTTACGCCCGCCGCAAACCTGAATGGGCTTGCGCTGCACAGTCCAATCCAGACCGGCCAGCCGAAGTGCATCGGCACTGGTAGGCGCTTCCTCAACCTGAGTACCCAGGCCGTGCCAGGGCTTCTCGCGTCCAGCATAGAACATACTCTCAACATTCGCAGACATTTTTACGTACCTCCTAAATTTTGTTCTCGTTTGTTTTTTCTCCGGTTACTATACTTACAGAAAAGAACTGCGTTTTGCTAACCGTCTGTTTAATTATCCCAAATATCGTTGATATCAAAGGAAATGCGAACGTGCCCATCGACGGCAGAAATCACTGTACCGTCAGCCTTATTCATGATGGCCGTAAGAGCTGCCGTTTCTTCCTTGTTCAGGGTAGCGGCAGGGGAGAAGTCCAGCCAGAGAATGGCGTGCTTCTCTTTCATGTTCGGGTCATACCCGTCGATCATCCGCACGTCATCGCACATATTCATAAACTCCACCAGGTCGCTTTTGACGGCCTGGTAGAGCTTGATCTTGGAAAAGTTAGCACGTGTTCCGTTGAAGTTTTCGTTACGGTCGTGCATCTCTGCGATCTCTTCAGGGGTGTAGTTTACGCGCATCCTTTCTTCCTCCTCAACTCCATATACTCGGGGTAGCTCACCCCCATCAACTCGGCGGCGGCATGAAGCGCCTGCTTCTTATCTCCCAGTGGGCCAGCGGGCACCTTGGGAGTCTCGATCTTGTGGGGATACCAGCGGGAACTGCCCTTCTGCTTGGACACATCATAAGTAATGCTCATATGTTCCTCCTTATAAAAAATGGTTTCTTACCAAACAGCACGCCAGCCGGGAGACTTGACCAGCTCATCCAGCTCGGCCTCTTTCTGGTCTGCCGCCTCCTGTTCCCCTTCGTCCGGGAAGTCGGAAACATCCAGATCATATACATCGACATCCATATTGGCATTGGCATAAACTGAACTCACCAAACCGCCCTTGACACAGATAGCTACCTCCGGTGTAACCTCTTCGCAACAGTTAAGATACTCGCACAGGTCGTCTACCTCATCGGCCATTTGGTTGTTGCTATCGTGGATTTCCGAGTCGCTGGTACATTTGTTTTCATATGCAGCATTTTCCTGCAAAGCACGTAGCCCGTCGATGATCAAGGAAACCTGAGCATCAGTCAAATCAATTTTCAT